GAGGAGTGGCTTGCAAAGCTGAAGAATGGCGTCAAGCCGATAGTCGTTGAAAGCAGCTACATGCCTGTGGAGATCGAGAGGACGTATGTATCAGTCCCCGCCTCCCTCGGTCTTAAGAAAATAGGAGGTGATTTTTACGATCCATCGACAGCGGCCGTCATTGACATTATTGAGGCGAATGAGGGCAAGCAGATCATGGTGGCTGTTTGGAACAAGGCAGCAGGCAAGGCTCTGCTTAAAGCCCTTGAAGAGCAGGGCATCGAGGCCAGGTTCCACAACGGAGACGTTCCAAGGGACGAGCGAAAAGAGATTGAGGCGCTGTTCATGCGCCGAATGCTCAATGTCCTCATCTCAACCAGCACTCTCTTCACAGGCATGAACATGCCTGCAGACATTGTCATCGCCTCCAACGTGTACTGGCATGGAGGGGAAGATATTCCCTACGCTGAAATCATGCAGGCTCTAGGGAGGGCAGGAAGAAAGGGGCTCTCCGAGAAAGGGCAGCAGTTTGTCCTGATCCCTCACGCAGAGACTGAGGACGCATGGGACAGGCATGTTCTCAGGCTCACTAAGGGAGAGCCCGTCATTTCGATGCTGCGGGATCCAATTCAGTTGGCCACCCACTTCCTGGGAGGGATATTCAACGGGATGATCGAGGAACTGAACACTTTCAAAGAGTGGTACGAAGGAACTCTTTGGTCTGTTCAGGCTCCAAAGATCCACGGGCAGTATGACGTGGAGGGACACCTTCTCAAGGCTGCTGAGGCCATGTCCAAGATTGGAATGATAAGGAAGGCAGACTTTGAGGAAGGAAGATATGTCCTTACCTATCAGGGAAAAGTGGCCGCGCAGATGATGCTTGACCCTTACCATTTTGCTGACTTGATTAGGAACTTCGACTTCATCAGCAAGGCTTCTTCGCCTTCTGAGCTGGACTTCATGCTTGCCTATGCCTGCTGCAGTGAATGGATGAGCAGCGGGTACGACAATCCTTATGTCAGGAGGAGCCTGCTTGATCCGAAGGTGGCCATGAGGACTCCGACAGGAGCAGCGCTTGCCATGGCAGCGATCACGAGGCACATGGCCAGAGAGAGAATGCCGGACGACTTCGGAGTCAAGTCTATGGCCTACGGCATGCAGCTCGCCATGGAAAGGTGGGCCAGCGCCATCTTCAGGCTCAAGCGGGAAGCGAAGATGTTCCAGCAGCTTGACGTGCTTGAGACAGCGGTTTTCTTCGCCAGGATGAACAACCCCCATCTGACAAAAGGAGCGGCGCTTCAACAGTTTGAAAACTTCGATGCTTCAGAGATTGTGAGTCTCGGAACCAAAGGAATTTTCGGAATGGACATGGTGAAGAAGCACCGAACGAAAGCATCCCTTGCCCTGTCTGGCAGGAGGATGAGCGAGCTTAATGTTCCGGTAGGAGGACCAAGGACAAGGCAGACGATGAGCGATCTATTCTCCTCCAAGAGAAAGAGCGCCGTCTCGAAATCCACCGGTGGCATTGCCGGAAAGCTTAGGAAAGCTCGGGGAGGAAGATGATGCAAGAAGACAAGACGTATTCTGCCAACAGCCACGGATGGGTGCTCAATTCATCCAAACTCCCCATCCTGAGCAAAGTCAACCTGTCTCTTGTGGATGCCAAGGCAGGAGACAAGGTGCTGCTGGAGGTTCCAAAAAACAAAGGGAGGATCATTCTGCATCTGACGCAGGATCTGACCTTCAATGAGAAGGGGATGCGCGAGGTTTCAGGCGTCACGGTTGACGCCGACAGCTACGAATTCCCTCTAGGCTATCCTCAGAATTTTGAGTGGCCGTCCACGACTCCTCTCTACGGAGCCATCATGAGGGCCGGTGAGGTCCCCATCAACTTCTCGAAAGAGCAGTGGATGCTGCATACAGCTCAGGAAGCATTCAAGGTTCTTGAGGTGCAGCCGCAGAAGAAGCTCCCGTTCAAAGATGTTCTGTTCTATCTGAGGCAGAACAACATGATGCCAAGCGATCCAGCGGATCTGTCAGTGGGGACCAGGAAGCCGGCAAAGCCAAAAAATGGGGAGAAGTTCACGCAGGAAGAGCTTGACGCACTGTCGCAGAAGTATCTGCAGTGGGTGTGCAAGCGATACCGCACCCACCTTGAGTCAAAGGCGTCCTACATCAGGCTGACAGGCCATCTCTACAGCACTCTTGCCTACACTGAACCGTCAACCATTTACGGAAAGGCGGATTTCGAGACTCAGGTCAGGATCGGAGAGCAGTCTCGAAGAGTGGTTGTGTTCTTCCCCTACCTGCTCATCTCCATCATTTACTTCTTCAAGGCTTTCAGCATCTTTCACGTTTTGGAGGAGGGGGCAGTGCCTGACGCTGAGAACGCTCAGGCCCTGCGTCCAGAGGACAGAGAGCTGCTGCGCCGAGCTGTGACAAGGACAGGAAGGCGGCGATGAGGCAGATTGTAGGGTCTGGCAATAAAAACGGACGCTATCTCGTTGTTTTAGGGAAGCCCGGCAAGTTTGATTCGGAGAGAGGGCGCAGGTCTGTCTTCTCAAACGTGAGGTCCTATGAGGTCATCTCCCAGACCCTTCTTCGCGCCGGTGTTGATCCAAAAGACTGCTACTTCGTTCCTGCCGTATCCAGGTACAAGGAGAACTGGAAGCCTGCAGAAATCATTGCTGATGCCGAGCAGTACATTCTTCCGCTGCTGAATGTGAAAAACAGGAGGGCCATCGCATTCGGAGGAACAGCGGCCGTGGCGCTGGGCCTCATCAAGTCCCTCGACGGTGTTTCCTCTCTTTACGGTCAGGCCTGCAGGACATCTCTCGGAGGAGTCTCCAAATGGGCCACGGTCACAAACGATCCATTCTTCCTCTTCAAGGAACCAGAGGAGATAAACAAAGCTTTCCTCCACGTCTACTACGGCATTCAGCGGATACAGAAGCTCAAAGGATCCAATTCAGACCTGCTTGAATTTCCAAAGTTTGAAGTCTGCATGCTCGACTCAGTAGAAGACATTGAGGAGATGATGCACTGCTACTCGGCTGCCATCTCCGGCGATGACTTCTTCGAGAAGCACATGGCTTATGACCATGAGACCACGCAGCTGGATGCAAAGAAGGCCCTTATCGCCACAACAGCCTTCTGCAATGGTCAGTGGACAGATGAGAAAGGGTTCAAGTCCTGGCTTTGGGCTCCCTATGATTCCTTAGTGCCGAGGTTCAGCGCCAGCAAGGAGAAGAAGCTGGAGAAGAAGCTGATGGAGTTTTACAGGATGCTCCATCGGCAGCAGACAGAGTTTGAAGGGGAAGAAGGCGGCAGGGTAGCCCACAACCGAATTTACGATGACTGGGTGACGCACACCAACTACCAGGATTTCCTTGGCCACAAGCCCATGTTCTCCCTGTGGGACACAAAGATCATGTCCTGGCAGATGGACAGCCTGTCTCGAAACGGCCTCAAAGAGATGTATGAGAGGCTGTTCGGAGTTCCGAATTATGATGAGAAAATAGAAGCGGCCGTCAGGGAGGTTACTGCCAGAAGGCAGGCCTCAAAAGCCTTGGTTGACCCGGCAGATTTTAGAACTTTGAAGGTTCTTGGCCATGCGCCGAGAGTCGTGACGAAGAAGAACGGGGATGAAACCCTGAAGTGGCCGAAGGAACTTGGAGCAAAAGAAGGCGCCTATGCCGCTGTGCCTCTCGATGTCCTCGGCCCCTACAACTGCATGGACGCAGTTGCCACATGGCAGATGTTCACTCATCAGCACGCCTGGCTTGCGGAGCAGGGGATGCTCGATGTCTGCAAGTGGAAGCACCATGTTTCCATCAGGCTGCATGAGGCCACCATGCACGGCCTTCCTACTGACAAGAAGATGAATCGCAAGTGGTCGGCGCAGCTCACCGAGCTGGAAGCCCAATGCGCGGACATTGTCAGAAACAGTCTGGAAGAACTGGGGGTGCCTGAAGAGGAGATCGAAAAGTTCAAGGCAGGGTCTCCAGACCATGTGAGGGCCATCCTTTTCGGCAAGCCTGCCGAGGTTCCGGCGCTGGACACAGCAAAGCACGAGGAAGCTCTGATGGAGCTTTTCGGTGGGATGAAGAAGGCGAAGAGCGTGGTGTCGTTCTCCCTCAATGCTCTCTGGTCGAGCCCATCATTCAAGAAAGCCGCGCAGGCAGGCAGCCTGGACAAGAAGGAGGTTTCACAGGCGGCAAAAGAGCTGATTCATTCAGAGTTCGGCATCAGCGACCCAAAGTTCACGACATCGAAGCATTACTTCGGAGGACTCCTTCAGCCCAAGGAAGATGCATTCACGAAGACAGGCCTTCCATCGGTTTCAAAGGTTGTGCTGGAGAGGCACTTGGAGGAAGATGCTGAGGAAGGGGACAAGGCTAGAAAGTTCATTAAGTCGATCCTCATGCTGTCCAGGATCCGAAAGATTAGAGGAACCTTTGTGGATGGCATCTACAAGCAGCTCGATGGTGTGTGGTGTCATCCATACTACAATGAGATAGGAACTAAGTCGGGCCGCGCCAGTTCATCGAACCCCAACGGCCAAAACTATATTAAGAAAATACGCGGCCAGCACCTGGCCCTGAAAGGACATACGTTCTTTGAGTTTGACTTTTCGCAGGCTGAGATTCGAGTGGCGGCGGCCATGTCTCAGGATCCAAAGCTCATGGAGGTGGTGGCCAGCGGTGCGGACCTCCATACCCTGACTGCCATGTTCCTGTTCAACGTGAGCGAAGCAGAAGTCGAAGCCAACGATAACTATAGGAAAGCAGCCAAAGCACAGCCAAACTATGCAGATATTCCCACACCTTTTGGAAGCAAGAAAATGGGAGAGTTGGTTGTTGGGGATTACGTTGTGGGGAGCAAGGGAAAGCCTACAAAAGTCATAGGGGTGCATCCGCAGGGGTTGAAGCAGGTGTATGAGGTCGTGTTCTCAAATGGGCAAATTGTTGAGTGTGCTGATGAGCATTTGTGGACAGTGAAAGAGAGGGTTAAAGGCGAGTGGAATGTCCGCACGTTGAACTGCCTTGCGATGCTGCAAGAGGGGTGTTTGAAGAATACAAAGCACAAGCAGCGAAAGTTCTTTGTTGATCTTGGAGATCCTGTCGAATATGCCCCTTCTCCTGTACCGCTTCCCATTGGTCCATACACGGTGGGGGTCCTTTTGGGTGATGGAAACATTCAAACCTCGGCGTTTACAAGCAATGACCCAGAAGTGGGCGCCAAGGTTTCTGAAGAACTGAAAGACTATGGCTGGGAATTGGTCGATGCGACATACGGCAGGAGAACCAAGGTCTACCGGATCAATAGTACAAGGAAGCCAAGAAGATCCATCGCTTCTGAGTTTAGGCGTTTTGATCCTGAAGGCAAGTTCTGGGTGTCATATAACAAACGAATCCCTAAACCTTACATGACCGCCTCTATCAAGGACAGGTGGGAGCTTTTAAGGGGATTGATGGACACAGACGGCACATGTTCTCTTCCAAGAACAGAAGGGAGGCCTGGCAGTAATGGCCAAGCCATTTACTGTTCCGTCAGTCCTGGTCTTGCCTATGATGTGGCACAGTTGGCCAGGTCGTTAGGTGGGAAGGCTAAGATTCGCAAAAGTGAAGTTAGGAACGGTCGGGATTACTACAGAGTGGAAGTCTGGTGTTCCGAATGTCCTTTTGCCCTGCCTAGAAAAGCCGAGAGGTGGAGGGCAACATCCCTCGGGCGGCGTCTTGCAATCGACACAGTCAGACCAACAGAACGTTACACGGAGATGACCTGTATTTCGGTAGACGCTGAAGATCATTTGTACCAGACGGCCGAGTTCATACCTACACATAATACTTTGAATTTTGGCATCATATATGGCCTCAGCGCTTTCAGGCTTGCCAAGACTCTCAAGATCTCCGTCGATGAGGCAGAAGAGCTGATTATGGAGCGGTACTTCGGCCTCTACAAGCGTCTGGCAGAGTGGATGCAGGAAGAGAAGCTGCTGGCCTCTAAACCCCCATACTTTGTCACCACACCCGCAGGCACTCGCATCTCCACACTGAACACGCTGTCTTACAATCCTGAGATTCGCTCACATGCTGAGAGGCTTGCCGTGAACGCTCAAGTGCAGGGAGGAGCCGGAGAGCTTGCGTTCCATGTCATAGACAGGCTGTGCGAAAGGATTGAAGCCAACGGCTGGCTGAATGAAGAGGGCACGAACGGGTTCTGCAACACAGTCCATGACTCAGCGGCATTTATGATCTGGAACAAGCTCAAGCTGGCCTGGTACGAATCTGGAACCGACGGACAGCCGGGCAGGGTTGTCGGTCCTCTTGTCGAAGAGCTGCAGGCTATTGTGGAAGCCCCTGCGCCGTGGTCTCCCCTCGACACTGTGCCCTTCAAAGTGGACATAGAACTGAACACTCGCTGGGCTGGCATGCCTGATCTGATGAGCGCCATTGATCCGAACTTCAAGAAGCTCGACAAGCGTGCAGTTGAGTGGGATCTTATTGATATTGAGAAGCTGGATAGGATACACCTGACAGCAGAGGAGAAGAGAGAGATTGAGGAAATCAAGGAATTGGAAGGAGAAGTCGTTCTCTACTAATAGGGAGCAGGAAGTGTCATGGAGGGACTTCAGGAAGGCGGCTGCTAGGTTTGTGGCCACTTCAGCAGCCAGAGCATCTGACCTGACGCCGGACGAGACAGCACAGCTCTCTGAGGACAGGGCTTTGCTTGCTGAAAACTTCGAGGACATAGCGGCTTCAATCTGGAAAGACCTCAACAAAGACTTCTTTCCTCTGGAAGACGACCACGTGTTTGTGGCTTTAACCAGAGAGGCTTTTCTGGACCTGCTGTTTGAGGAGCTGCCGACATTGATGCCAAGGCCAGCCCCTGCGATAGTCAAGCCCTCCACTCTGACGGCGCATATAAGAAACATGGATCCCGCCAGGTGCCGTGCCGACTACCTCGCGGCCATGCTCGTGCCAACCCTGGATGCGTGGGAGAGGCAGGTGGATTGGGCCGAAAGCAAGACTGCTGCATTCTGCCCCTCTTCGTCACAGCACCAGGCAAAGAGCCTCGTTTCCATACATGCTCCTGTGGAAATCATGATGAGGTTCAACACTCTGCAGAAGGCAGTCACGGCCATCAAAAGCGTTCAAGAAGCACAGAGAAAGAGCTACGAATTGGCATCCAGGCTGTTCTCAACGCAGACAGCAGTTCCAACTGCTGGAAAAGCGCATGAAGAAACACCCATAGACACAGAGGGTGACAGCGCTGGAAAATCAGACACAGATTCAACCAAAAACGAATCAGTCGCCTCTCGATTGAGAGCGCGGTTGAGAAAGCAGTGAGACCAACAATGGCAATTAAGAAAAACAAGAAGCCCGGAGCTTCGGGCGCGTTCGCTGCAGCAAGGCAGCGCATGGCAGACAGCAAGACCACCGTCCAGTCCGCCAGCAGTGTCATGGGAGACGGTGATTTCGTAGCCAAGTACGGGATCAACGTCCGCGACGAGACCCTTTACCCAATCGGATCAAAAATCAGGTTCCGATTCATTTCTGGGCTTGGCAAGCCATTCCCCTTCTGCCACTTCGTTGACACCAGAAGGGCAGTCGTTGCCGGCAACAGCAAAGAGGGTGAGATGCAGGAAAGGACAATCATTGTCCCCAGCAAGGATCATCCTGAGCACAAGGAGGCAATGGCCATTCTTGACCATGCCGAGGAGCCTCTTGAGCACCGGAAGCCTGGAACTCTCTTCAGGGCTCTCGTCTACGTCTACGGGGTTTTCGACAAGGACCGAAAGGGCGCCTACTCCATGGTTGAGGAGATCAACGAATGGCGGTGGCTCCATTTTGCTCCAGGCCTTATGAAGAGCTGGAGGGAGATGAAATCCTCCGACCAGAGCGGCTTCTCAGAGTGCCTGACAGAAGTGGGCAAGGAGGTGGTTCACTGGCTTGGAGTGCCAGAAGGAACCGACTTGACTCCCATGTATGACGTTGACCTCGTCATTGTCAAGGGCAACAACAAGCAGTTCCCCAGAAACTACGAGTTCGAGCCGGTGCTTCTCGAAGGAAGGAATCCCCACCCTCATTTTGATGTCAGCCATGAAGACCTCATCAATGAAGGCATCATCGACATTTCACAGATCATCGACCTAAACGCAGAGCCTGAAGATGGCGACGAGTCTGCCTTCGTGCTCACAGAGCTTGGAGAGGAAATCTACGAAGAGATGACCACGTTCCAGCTCGGCGCCGACAGCACTCGGTTCAGCCTCGGCTACAAGAAGGGGCAGAATGGCCCCAACGAAGAGGAAAAGGAGGCGAAGCCTTCCAAGCGTCGTGGCCGCAGAGGCGACGAAGACGAAGAGGAAGAAGAGGAGGAGGAGATCCAGACCAGAGCCTCCAAGAAGCCTGTCCGTGCCAAGGCAAAGGAGGAAGAGGAGGAAGAAGAGGAAGAGGAAGAGGAGGAAAAGCCTCAGCCTCGCAGGCCAGGAGGTCTTGCCGCCAAATCAGCCGCCCGCAAAGCCACCGTTGTTGAGGACGACGAGGACGACGACGATGACGATGACGTTGACGACGATGCCGACGATGACGACAACGAGGAGGAAGAAGAGGAAGAAGCTCCGAAGCCTGTACGAAAGTCGTCAACTGCTGCCACAAAGACGGCATCAGTCAGGCGCAGAAGGTCTTAACGTCTGAGTCTCACTCACCTACACAGGGCCGGGGAAACCCGGCCCAAACTGCCACTGACATGCGAAAAGTCAAACAAGCAAAGCAGGAAAAAAGCATCTTTGATGAGATGCCCAAGACAGACATCTATGCCTCTACAGACCATTTCAGGCTGGGCATTCCATCCATTGACGAAGACTGCCTTCGTGGAGGATTAGCCAAAGGAGGGTGGGTTGAGGTTTACGGCAACCCGAATGACGGAAAGACCACATTCCTAAAAACCATAGGAGCATGCCTTCAGCGTCAGCACCCGGACAAGGCTGTGGTCTACATCGACACAGAGAACAAGTTCCAGCCTGACTACGCTAGGATGCTGGGGATGGATGTCCCAACAGGCGGCAGCAGCTCCCCAAAATTCCGGTACCACATGATCGTTGGCCTTGAGAGGGCCATGCGTGTTGTGCTGGATTATCTGACTCCTCAGTTTGCTCCACACATAAGCGGGATCCTGATTGACAGTCTTGCAGGCCTTCGCCCTGCCCGCTATCTCGATCAGGCAAAGTACAAGCTGACGGACAAGAACGAATTTACAAGCAAGGAGATGGCCCTGACTGCCAGGATCATGACGGACTTCAATCCTCTGATTGTTGACAGCCTTCTCAGGCTTGAACGCGAAGACTGGCCAGTGCTGCTTTATGCCAATCAGGTAAGGGAAGTCACTGACGGCTCAGTCACCCAATACACCAGGGCTGAGAATCGTGTGAAGACTCCGGGAGGAAAGAGCAAGGAGCACTACACAGTTCAAAAGCTGTTCCTCTCAAAGCAGGACAAACTGCTGCAGGTTCTTGGGGAAGATGCAGGCATCCGTCTTGCTCTCAGAGCTGTTAGAAATGTCGGAGGAGCGCCAGGAAGAGCGGATGGAAAGAACGTTCCTTTCCTAGACATCTACTACTCCCATGGCGGGCTTCGCAGGACATTGACAGCTCCAACTCTTGATGAAGCCATGCGCTATAAGATCATCAAGAAGTCGAACTCATGGCTTGAGATCCCAGATGTCCACAAGTGCCAGGGAGAGGCACAGATGATGGAGTTTCTGATGGAGAACCCAACCGTGGCCGACGAACTGCTGATGCTTTCTTCTGAGAAGAGAAGGGAGCTGAGGGCTTCTGGAGGGTTCGATGATGACCAGGACGAAGACCCGGAGGAGGGGGTAGGCGAAGATCTGGAAGAGGGGGAGCCTGATGCAGATTTCGAGAAGGGAGAAGAGAAGCCCTCTCCACGTGCGAAAAGAAAAATGAGCAGTATTTTCAGAAGGAAGCTGTGAGAGATTCTCAAGTCAGGAGGTACCACGAGGAGCTTCTGGCAGATGAAAGGGCCATTAAATACTGTCTGCAGCGCGGGCTGACTTACGACATCATTTCGGAATTCTTTCTCGGATGGTGTCCACCTGAAGACAGGTTTGACGTGTTCAAAGGGAGGCTGCTTTTTCCGGTGTTTAGCGCTGTTGGCACTCCAGTGGCCTTCCAGGGGAGGCTTGTCATCGAGTCTAAGGAGGCCGGCAAGAAACAGCCGAAGTATCTGCACACGTCAGCAGAGAAAGGGTTTCAGAAGTCGCACCACTTCTTCGGGTTTAAGCAGGCGATGGAAACACTGAAGACAGCGAATCCACGGGTTCTCTACTACTTTGAGGGGCCTGTGGAGCCCTGTCTGGCCTGGAAAATGGGAATCGCTGGAGTGGCCGCGCTGGGCAGCAGCTTCTCCCAGCATCAGGCTGTTTTGGCTGCCTTTCTCAGCCCGTTCTTCGTGGCGGCAACAGACAGTGACGTGGCTGGAAGATCTGCGGCAGAAAGAGCTGTAGAAGCCATGCGGAGCATTGGGGTCAAGAAGTCTGCCAAGATTTTACTGCCCAAGAAAGACTTAGGAGAGATGGTGGAGGATTATGGATTCAACACAGCAAAGAAGCGATTCAGAGAGGCTGAGAGAGACCTCATTGAGAGTGTGGGCTGGAGAGCAGACCACCTTGGCATCAGCATGGTTAAAAGACCTTGATTCAGCGGCCGTGCATCTTGTGATGTCGCTGAACTACGAGATCGACAGAGGGGAGGCGCTGAAAGCCGCCAGAAGCCTGCTTCCTCTGGCTCCTCTGCAGGCGACAGACAGCCAGGCTTTTCAGCATGAGCTGCGAAGGAACTGGCCTACAGGGTGGATGAAGCAGATGCTCTGGGTGCTTTCCGCCTACATTGATCTGCAGTGCGAGACAGCGGTTCAGAACGCGGCCCTGACGCCTGGAGTGGTTCCGACAGGCTATGACTTTCAAGCCGAGAGGGAAGCCATCAGGCAGCATGCACAGCATGCAAGGGAGCACGCTTTGATCGTGCAGGCCACCCAGCATCCGAGCCTGCTGGACATAAGAAAGCGCTGCGTGGAAATTTATGAGATTGCGTTTGGGGTCATACAGGCCGTATCTTCTGGTGAGTGGACAAAGCAGCATCTGCAGGAGATCAAAGATGACGAAGACGATGGAGCGTGACGGCCATATCAAGAGGGTGGACCTCTTCAACGTCGGCCCCTTTCCACAGGCCACCATGGACTCCATTGGGATCCAGGTGAGCCTGGAAGGCCCCAATGATTCAGGCAAGTCAATCATTCTCGAAGCCATGTCTGCAGTGCTGCTGGGTCAGGGGCTGGACAAGGATTACATCCACAAAAATCCCCACGCTGACAAGCAGGCCAAGGAAGCCAGCGTGTCTGTCGAATTCTACGACGGCCGCAGAGTGGAGATGGGGTTCACCGCCTCAACAACAAAGTGGTCCCTCATTCACCCAGACGGCCGCATCGAGGCGTTTTCAGGCAAGAGAGACAAGGGCATTGCCAAGAAGATCCAGGAGTTCACAGGCTTCGGGGAAGTGAAGGTGGATTCTTCCCAAACGCTCTGCCTCAACATCATGGGCCTCAACGACCCAAATTTCCTGATGGATGGCAGGAATCCAATGAGCGTCCTGGCTCTCATCAACACTTATGCAGGTCATGGTGTTTTGGAGGACGCTCACAAGCTGGCGGTTTCAAGCACTGGGAAATGCACGCAGCGGATCACCGTGGCTGAGACAGAAGCTGAAAAGCTCAGGCAGCGAAGGCGGGATCTCAATACTGCTGAGGCAAGAGAAAGGAAGGAGAAGCTCTCAATTCTTGTGGAGAAGCTGGAGAAGCTGAAGCGCTGCTTGGAGGAAGCTTCTTACTGCCGGGATCTGCGCAGCGCCATGATCTCTCTGGCAAAAGAAAAAGTGTCTCTTCGAGATGAAGTGGACAGGCTTGAAGACTTTCTGCAGCCCTTGGAGCAGAAGATGAACGAGTGGCGCTTGGCAAAGGAGCTGAAGACGCAGGCTGAAAGCTCGCTTGGTAGGATCACACAGACAGCAGAAGCTCTGAAGGAGGCTGAGAAAGCAATGAAAATTTCAGAGAAGAGAGTGGAGGATGCAGCAGGTGAGATGTCTGAGTGGCTTGGATCCTTTGTGCCAGATAAGGGAAGCTTCTCCCTGTGCCGTGACTGCGGCTGTGTGAAGTGTGAGGAGAAAAAGAAGTGAAGGTTGGAATTTTAGGAGATCTGCATTTCAGAGACGACACTCCTTCTGGAAGAGTGGAGACCGACTATCTGGCTTTTCAGATGGGGCTTGCCTCCTCGATCATTGAGGCCCTCAAAAAGGAAGGGTGTGAGGCCGTGCTTCTTCCTGGCGACATCATCAACAAAAGGCGCAGCTCCAACAGGGTGGTCAAGTCCGTCATCCGACTTATCCGCGACTCAGGAATGCAGTGGTTCACCACAGTAGGGCAGCATGATGTCCTTGGCAAAGCGTCTTCGACATACCGAGAAGATTCGGACATCGGCCTGATTGAAGAAGCCCTCGAAGGGCAGCTCAAAGTCCTCATTCAAGGAGAAGCGGCTTCTTTCAACGGGATGACCGTCAGAGGGTTCGCCAATGAAGACCAGGAGCTTGCAGATTTCCTACGGGGCGGCGACTCCGCACAGGCTCCAAGAACCAAGACCTACAACGTTGCCCTTCTGCACGCCGCTGTCTCCGACAGAGACAATGGGTTCACGGTGCATATTGACTCTGTTCCAGCCAACGGATATGACCTGCAGGTGCATGGAGACATTCACACCTCTTTCGATCCTGTTGAGAAGGATGACTGCGTGTTCATCAACGCTGGGATCCTCACCTGGCAGAACTGGTTCGAGGCGTCTGAGTGCAGGTGTGCGGGCTATGCCATCGTGGACACGGACTCAGGAGAATGCGTCCGAAAGCGCAGAGTCCACCCTAAGAAGGATGAGGTGTTTTATGATGCCGCTGTGGAGGCTCCTGAAGACTCTGGAGCCATTGATGAAACGCTGAATGCCATCATGGACGCGAGGCAGGCTTATGGTCAGATCGACGACAGCAAGACCTTGGAAGAGGTGTTCGAGACCGTTTTGAAGGACACTCCCGAAGGGGAGGTGGCCGTGCTGAAGGCAGGATTCAAGACTGCCAGAGAATTGATGAAGAAAGTGGAGGAAGCAAGAAGTGACAGCAAGTGAGATGAAGACCAAATACGACGCGGCCGTGGCCGACAAGCTCAAGGCCCAGACGGCGCTCTCCAGAAAAAAGGCAGAGTATGACCGTGAGGAGAAGGACGCCATCAAAGTCCTTGAGGAAAATGAGGTCTCGATTCCTGAAGGGGCTGGGCAGAAGCAGATCAGGGAAGCCCTGCAGAAGCTTGTCAAAGATCTTGAGGCGTCTGCAGAAGAGCTGCAGGGCGAGATCGAGGAACTGATGCGGGAGGCCGGAGTATGAGCCGCCTTCTCAGCGTGGACGAAGTCGATGCCATGCTCGAAAAGGTCAAGAAGGCTGAGAGGGAAGTTCTTGCGATTCTGACGCAGGATTCACAGCTCAAGCAGTTGATCTCTGAAAAGAATCAAGAGGCGAAGGAGGCGACTGAGGAGAGGAAAGCCCTGGCTTCTGCATCCACGCTTCTAAAGATGGCCATGACAGCAAAGGTGAACGTGAAGCGCCACATAGAAGGCATCAACACGGGAATCTTCAAGGCAGTTTTCGGAAATGCTTACGACTACGTGTTTGAGCCCAGAACTGACAGTGATGGAATGGTGACGGGCCTTATTCCCCAGATCAGATACATGGGAGTTCCCATGAAGTCTGGAGGTGGAGCCACGAACATTGCCGGAATAGGAAACAGGTTTGGCCTTGTTTTTGCGGATCCAACGGCCCCGCCGATCATGATTTTGGATGAGCCCTCAAGCAACCTGGACAGCGCCAAATGGGAGAGATTCATAGAAACTCTGGTTGAACTTTCAGGAAGAACTGGAACTCAGATTTTCATGGTTTCCCATTCTGGCTACAGGTTTGACCAAGTTTTTTCTGTCGCAAAGGTGGGAGTCTCTTCAAAAATTCATGAGAAAAACGCGGCATAGCTGAAAATAATTACGCTACAATTTCCACATGCAGATCGTCTTATCTATTGACCCAGGCTTGTCAGGAGGACTTTGTGCATTGGGAATTGATGAGACTACATCCAAGATCCAGAAGGTGCTCCATTTGGCTCCGATGCCCTGCACGGCAGACGGAAGGGTCGATGTCGTCGAAATACATAGGATCCTCAGAGCCCTCAAGCAGCGCGGTTCGGTATTCGTCGCTCTGGAAAGAGCGCAGGCGATGCACAAAGCGTCTGCCCCCGGAATGGTTCATAGGGATGGCTCAAAGCAGGCGTTCACTACGGGCAGGAACTACGGCAGGCTCGAAGCCCTTGTTGAAGTCCTCAAGGTTCCGCATGTGATGTTCACCCCTGCCAAGTGGCAGAATGCCATGTTTAAGGGATTGAGCGACAATCTCAACACAAAAGAGAAGTCTGTGCTGACTGTGGAAAGGCGTCTGCCTTCTGTCAATCTGCTTGCATCTAAGAGAAGCAGAAAGCCTCACGATGGGATGGCAGACGCCGCCTGCATTGGACTCTACGCCGTTGGACTCATCAAGGCAGGAGAGATCAGTGTCTAAACCAGTGGAGTCCAGTCTAAGCAAGATTGACGCAAAGGCAGCCAGGCGGTTGAAAAAGCCACAGGAAGACTCACGTGTCGCCAAGGGCATGTGGAAGGTGCGTGAGCTTTACATTACTGAAAACCTGCATCTGGAAACATTGGAGGTCACAGATGAGCTGTGTGAGCGTGCTGGATTGACAGCCGAGCTGGCAGAAGAGTTCGATTATGCATCGTGGGTGCCTTCAGTTCTGAGCGCCATCAGGATGATGAACTGGGACTACCATCGGCAGACCAATCATCTGAAGTTCATGCAGGGCTACCAAAGCTCTCTGGAGGAAAGCGCCAAAAAGCTGGGAGAAACGGCCGCCATGAAAGCCGCTTCTTTGGTGGAAAAGAACTACGGACTGCTGAACGAGCTTTTTGAGCAGATAGTTCCAGCCCTGTTCGCACGCCTCCCTGAGATGACGGTCAAAGAGCAGCTCTCAGTGCTCAAGGACGGCATGTCATGGGTTTCAAAACAGCAGGAGCTGCAGCTTAAAGTCATGCTTGCGAAGCTCGATGAAAACCCGAAGGGCGGCGCTACTCCTGAGATGCAGAAGCTCATCGACATTTTGAAGGAGAGAGGAGCTTTGGCCACCATCATCACTGGCTTGGGAAGTGAAGACATCATGTCTGCCTCTCAGTTCCTTGACACTGAGGCCGAACGAGCCCGAGAGTTGAATGAGATGGAGGAAGCGATCTCACGGGATGTTTCAGTGCGCACGAAGTCTGTAGAGGAGGGCTGATGGCAGTAAAGCTGAGGAAGAAAAAGAACACTGTAGCCGAACAGTTGGGAGCCAGGGCAAAGAAAATCAGGAACTCAAGGCTGGCAGGAGTGACTGCCAAGCAGGTTCTCGATGCCACGGCTCAGATGAAAGAGACGGGGATTGACCCGTCATCTGTGTCGGTCATCCTGAGAAAAGCTGTGTTCGACCACAGCGCCCCAAAAACAACCAAAGAACTCTATGATTACATTGTCGCGGTGTACGGAGTTCACATTCCCTACAAAGCGGCAAGCCCGGAGCACAATGCGCCTTTCGAGGCAATCGCCTCCATCTACTTCCGAAGGCACAGCCGAATCCTTGTCATGGGTCCTCGAAACTCAGGCAAGACTCTCAACCTGGCCATCGTCTCCAACGTGACAGCGAAGCATGTTGGAGGATCTCAGTGGGTGCATGCCGCAGCTCTTAAGTCGCAGGCAGCCGTCGTGGGCGCCTACCTGGAGAACTTCAGGAAGGATCCGGTGCATGGGCAGAACTTCACCCATGAAACCTATAAGAGCCAGGTCTCATACAAGAACGGCAGCCGCTGGTATCTGGTCTCTGGAACGGCCACAGGACTGAACTCCCACCATCCTGAAGTCCTCTCTTTGGATGAGATTGAATGGTGGCCATCGAATGCTATTGACCAGGCATGGGCGGTTCCCACACAGAGAAATGGATGGCTGGATCTCCTGGCTGCGGCATCCACAAGACAGAGGAGCTACGGGCTCATGTCCTATCTGTGGAACAACGCCAAGGACCTGAACATCAAGCAGTTCTCATGGACAATTTTTGAGTGCATGAAGCCTTGCAGAACATGCGTGGCTTTGGATGAGCACCCTCACGGCACAGACGAACAGAGAAACAAGTCATGCCCGCTATGGGAAGACTGTCTGGGAGTTCTAGGCAGAAACTGTGCAGGATTCATCCCCAGAAGCAAGGTCATCGAAAACAAGATGAACCGGAAAGACATCTGGGATGCGCAGTACATGTGCCGCACTCCTCCGAGCACAGGCCTTGTCTTCTACAACTTCGACACTTCTCCAGCCATCATGGACTCCTCTGGCGTCTTTTTGGGAGGTGGAAACATCTGGGCATGGGAGTACACACCGGCCCTTCCTTATGAAGTCTGGTTCGACCCTGCTGAAGGGAAGACCGCAGTGTTCTACTTTGTTCAAAAGGATCCAAGATACGGCTACCTCTTCGTCTTTGACATGCTCGTCATCTACAACTGCGCCCATGACGAAATTGCCAAGTCGAAGCTCTACGACTACATCGTCACAAGAAAGTACGGCTTGGCCATGCCGAAGGAGGTTGTTGTAGACCCACACAAGCCAGAAACCAGAAAACTGTTTGCCGACGGCGACCCAATAGCCACTATGGGATCCAGGCACAAGTTCAATGCTGTGGCTCCGAGAATGCCCAGAGGGAGCGGAGGGGCCGGCAGGAATGAAGAGATCAAAGTCACCATCCCGCTGCTGCACTCCTACATTCTTGACGGAAGAAACAGGAGGCACCTTTTCTTCCACCCAAGATGCAAGGATGGGTACGCCAAGGGAATCACACAGCACAACTACCCGATAGACAAGAATTCTGGAGAAGTGAGGGTGGACTCCAACCCTGTGCCTGATGCCAGCAAAGACTTCGTGGATCCGCTGAGATACGGTGTGGTCTACGATGCAGCTCGCGGTGGAGGTCCAAAAGCCGACTCACAGAAGAACGCCATCTATGAGAAGATGAAGGAACTTGATAGGCGCCGAAGCTGAGGGCTACACTCCCTGACATGGCTGAAATCACCATCACCATTGCATCAGGGGATGAGACTCCTGTCGTTGTCACTGTGCCGGAGGACATGGCCACCGAGATGCTTCAAAAGGTTGAGGGCTATGCTTCCGAAGCCTTGATGTCCGAAGAAGAAAAACTGCTTGAGATTTCTCCTCTCTACTGCGTTGGGATGCTGGCCCGGGCCACCCTAGCAGACATCATTTCAGGAGGCCTGGAGGATGCAGGAGCAGTCAGAAAATGGGCCATCGAAGCAGTGGCAATCGAGGAAGGCGCCGAATGAGGAAGCCTTCGGTTTTGAAGTTTCCAGAGCCTTTTGACGGTGATGCTCTCAAATTCCTGCATCAGGTGAGGGACTCGGCCGCTCGACAGGAGACTGCAGAAGTGTTTCGATGGTTCAAAGAAGCGCTTGCCGCCGGAATGTTCTCATGGACAGGAAACACTCAGCAGGAGTTCGAGGCCACTTATCTGCTGATAGGACTGCTGGGAGGTGAGAATGTGACAGTTGAGTACGAACACTTTCTCACCGTGGCCGAAGAGATCTTTGGGAAAGAAAAAGACCAGGACTCCGTGTTTTCCTTCATGGAAAAGCTGATGGACAAGACGGCGCAGCAGGAATCAGATGCGGGTTTGATGAAAGTGTTCGGCCTGGTGGCCCTGTCTCCCATCATTCTCGCAATTTTCGAGAACTGCGGGATCGTGTTCACTCCCGACAATCTTCAAAAGACGGGGCACATGCACCGCTTATGCGGCGCGTGCGCCCAATCGAAGCAGGAAATCATTGCTGCTCTGCGAGAGCTGCGGCTATCTCAGACAGCGACACCTGCTCTTCCTGGCTTGTAGGAAGGTTCAGTCGCTCCTTAATCAGCATGGAGGGCAGTGAGAAGGTGAAAATCAACCGCTTGCTGTCACTGTCTTTTCGAGCGCCTACCAGCGGGATGGAAGCGCCGTCAATCATCTCAGGCATCCCCTGAAATATGAAAGTAGGAAAGCGGCCAAAGCCAAAGGGAGTTTCGGCCGCTTCCCATCCCTGTGGAATTTCTCCACTGACAGGCATGATTTCCAGATAGTCGCCGCAGATCTTGAAGGCTGCTTTTGAAGCAGATCCCATGGCCCGGAACCACTGGCTGGTGAAAATGTTCACCCTCCAAGCAATTTTGTCCCGCAGCTTATATGCGGTGAGCTTCTGTTCTGTCCTCATGTGGTGGAGATTCCTTTTGACTGGTGGACGAACGCTAGAAACGTCCGCACTTTCTTGTCATACGTCGGGCCGGAAATTCGGTGCTTCAGCCTCATGTCATCGGGCAGTGCATCTACGGCACGCTGGCTTTTGTTTAGAAAGTGGTCGAAGAAAAAGTTGCAGGCCAGAAAAGCATTCTGCAGGTTTGTCTCGCAGCATCCAACCTTTTGAGCCCTGCGAACGCAAAGGTCTTCAATGGTCTCGAACTGGGAGATGATGCCGCCGCTGTTTTCCTGATCCAGGAAGTCTTCTTCAAGCCCGAAGACATGCTCCCTGATGAACTGCCTGAAGAGGGTGAAGGACTTGATTCTGCGCCTCTCCCATTCTTCAAGCCTCTGCTGGTGGAGGCTCACCTTATTGACTGCCTGAACGGCCGCTGACACAAGCTGCTCCTGCTTCGCCTGTATGTCTCCCGAGTGCTTGACAGGCTTGAATCGGCACTTGTCTTTTGATGTGCTGACGATCATCGTCTCACTGCTTGTAGTGCAGGCGATGGGGAGGAGGGAGGTCTTGCCGTCAGCGCCAGACAGAAGGCTGATCCTCTTCCGGTACTCGACGCCGAGAGAGGTGTACGGGGCGCCAAACTCTACCGCCGCATACTGCAGGCGGCTCTTGTCCATCTCACCGGCGCTTACCACCTTCCCTCCAGTGGCCTGGCACACCCCCTCCAGCATGTCCCAGAAGTCGGAAGGCTGCACCACCTGATAGGAGGGGCTGACGAGGCCGAGCACTTCGCAGGTGTCCGACCTGACTAGGGCTACGGATTGAATGACAGGCAGCATGATGGACGTGCCGTCGCTGTCCACTTCAAGCTCACAGAAGAGAGGCTTGGCCTCGATCTGCCAAGCAAGGCGCTGCTGTCGGGCCTCCTCAACACTCATCGGTTCAGGCAGCTCCAGTGGATCAATGTATGTCGCCATGACTCTTTGATGATACTGGCTGTAGGGGCATCGCATGAGGGCTAAGGCCTAGAGCCGGGACTTTAGACCTACTTTATTTCTACAGGCAGTAGAAATAAACGGCTATTTTTGGCTCATTTTCAGCCTTTTGGAAAATCACTTGATAATTCGCATTTACATCACGTACATTGGCGATGCGATGGCAGACAAGCTTAATCGAAAACTCCTTGACGAAAGACTCGACGCGGTGTCAGTTGAACTGCTCGAAGTCACGACTGAGGCTGGATCCAGCCTCAGCATCGACCCATTCTCACTCCACGGCTTCGGTGAAGCCATCAGCGCTGCGCAGGAGCTTGACGACGAGCACACTCTTGAGCAGAGGCTCCAGGTCTTCATGGAGACGTGGACATCTCTCCGGCGTCCTGAATTCATCAATGCCCGCTTCGGCCTCACTGACAAGTCCCTGCGTGTGGCCTACTCAGTAGCTGAGTCGCCGCAGGGGGTTGAAGTGCCAATCACTGTCTACGCCTGCGATCCTCCTGAAGTGGATGGTGAAACAGCCGATCATTCCAAGTTCGATGTCATTGACGGCAATACCCGTCTTCTCGGAATTGCCATCGCCCTGCTCACGGACACCAAGAGGTGCATCAGTGAAATGCTCCCGGTTCCGTGCGACGAGTTCACAGGCAGCGTTCACAGCGCCATGGCCTACGCCTCCACTGTCAACTTCATCCGCCAGGACGCCTGGAGCGACCAGGAGATGGCCAGCCATATCAATCGGATGATCGAGACAGGAATCAAGGCGAAGGACATCCCCGGCATCCTGGCTCTTGACGACTCATTCAACAAGACTCGCATTGGCAAGATCATCAAGCTGGCCAAAGACGCCCCTGCCCTCCTCGAAGCCGTTGGAGAGGGAACCATCATGGTCCCCACCGCCGAGCAGGTGGCCGCAGTCACCGACGACCCAGAAGAGCAGCGAGAGTTGGCAGACAAGATTGCTGTCAGAACTGCTGAGAGGGAAGCTGAGCTGCGGCAGGCAAACATCAAGAAGCAGGAGGAAGAGAGGGCAGCCAAGGACACACGGGGCAGAAAGCCGTCTGGCGGCCGATCTGACGCAGTGCAGTCTCAGGCCCGCGCACAGGCCACTGAGGACATCCTGGGAGGCAGAGCCTCCAGAGGTGGTTCAGGCTCCCCAATGAGCTTCCAGGCCTTGGAAAACAGGCTTGTGCAGACCTACGCTGAAGTCCTGCACCTCTTCACTCTTGCCATGTTCTCCTACCGCCCATGCCCGGCCTCTGAGGTGGAAGCCGCCAAGGTGGACCTTGATGAGTGGACCTCCTACATCGTGCGCTTTGCTGGCGCCGAGGCCAGGATGCTTGCCTTCTGTGAAGCCTGCAAGCTCAAGCCAAGAGAAGACCTTGACGCCTCCAGCATCTATGAGATGCTTGGCTACAGCGCCAAGCGCATCAAGGACGGCGCCGTTGATGAGGAGGATGTCCTGCTTGTCACGTCCCTGCTTGCTGTCAGAACGTCCATCTCCAGCGAGGCGCGTCACCGAAGGCGTGTGACCGTTGGAGGAAGGGCAGACATGCCCCTGGAGAGCCTGGAAGAGGAAGCATGGAAGGCCCTTGGCCTGCCGCTGCAGCCTGCTGAGAAGAGGGAGGCTGTCGTCCGCAAGAAGGTGGAGACAGTGTCCGATCCAGACGCTCCGAAGAAGGGCAGAGGACGCCCCAGGAAGGAGCAGCCAGCTGCGCCTGCAGAGGAGGCTGAGGCCCCCAAGAGAGGCAGAGGACGCCCCAGGAAGGAACAGCCTGCCACTGAGGCCCCTGCTAAGGAAGAGGCCGTAGAGGAGGCTCCAGTCAAGAAGCCTGCCAAGGCTCAGAAGCCAAAGCCCGCCAAGGAAGAAGAGGCCGATCAGCCCGCTCCCAAGAAGAAGGGTAGGAAGCCAAAGGAGGAGAAGGAAGTGACTGATCTTCGTGTGTCGGCCGTGCCGAAGGCATCGAAGGATGAAGACGAAGACGCATTCGGTGACGATGACGACTCAACGGTCCTGTCTGGCGGCGCCGATGTTGACGACGACATCGAAGACATTTAATCTCTTTCAACCCTGACCATCGTGCGAGGCCGGCGCAATATCCGGCCAAACCAACACAATGATTGACCAGTTTACAGACCAGGAGCTTGCCGAAAAGTTCAGAGAGGCAAGAAAGTTCGATCTCCCAACCTCCTCCCACGTGGCTGAAGTGAGGGAGTCACTTGCTTTTGAAGGATCGCAGGACGCGCACATCCTTTTCTGCAAGTTCAACAACGGCAGCTACTATGCCTATGATGTCGGCGCCGAAGTGATCGCTGATCTTGAAGAGAAAAGCCAGGAAGGAGGGTTCAGCATTGGCAAGTGGATCCACTCTGCCTTGAGGAACGCACAGGTGCCCTGCCGCTCCTTTGACGTGGAAGAGGAAGAAGAGGAGGAATCGGCTCCCGCTCCTCCTGCCAGAAGGAAAAGAGGATGATGACAGTCCGCGAGTTCATTTACATAGGCCGGAGGCTCGTGGAGGCAGAAAGCGTTCCCGGCATTAAAAAACTGGCCTTTGCCTATGCTGTCAGCTCTCTAGAAGGTGCTGATGAGTCCTTCAGAATCTTCTACACCAAGACACAGATCACTGAGCTGCCTGTCGGAGCTGTGTTTCAGGCATGGGCCTCTGACAGCTTTCCACCGCAGGTGGAGGAAGATGACGGGGACGGCGCTGTCCTCCAATATGGGATCTACCCCAACAGGCTGAAAAGAGATGAGTGGGTGCTGCAGGACATCATGGCCCACGTGGAGTCCGAAGCCATGGAGGCAGCAGGCTTGGAGGCTTCTGTCAGAGGGCAGGCGCCGTTTCAAGCCTTCATGCACCCGCTCAAAAAGCTCATGGTGCATCGAAGCATGACCCCTTCTTTGAGGAGAGCTGTCGTCAGCGCCGTGGTTGCGGAACTGACAGAAATCTCTTCATAAAATCGTGGCTGCGACCTTTATATGGATCAGTTTTTGTTCTAAACAGCGGCGATGTCATTTGTTTTCGGCTCAATAATCGAAATTCTCAGCGAAAAACAGCGAAAAACACGAGAAGTCTCTCCCGATTTTTGAGCCTAAAACTTTCCACTCTTTTGTTGTGCCCATAATTGGCTATGGCTTTCAAGCTCAATTCCAGCTTCCTTGTCATCGCTCTCCAGGGAGTGATCGCCGCTGCTGTTGACGACAACGACAAAGAGATCACAGAGGCCGTAGCCTCCGCTTTGACCATCAAAGAAGCAGACCATCGAAGGCTCTGCCAGGCGGCCGGCATCAAGGACGAGCAGACAGTGAAATCCCTCTCCAAGAAAAGGACTGCAATGGCCGCCGCAATGGCTGACTATCTTTCATCCATCATCAAAGAGGGAGTGCGAAGAAAAACATAGCGGGGTAAAGTTCCATCAGAGAAGGGGTGAAGCCCTTCCTAGACGGAACCAATTCCTCACGCGGAACAGAATGGGAGGCTTCTCACCAGGGGCCTCCACTTTTTTGAGAGAACAAGCCATGCCACAAGATCAAGTCAATCATCCTTCACACTATGCCTCCCAAGGGAAGATCGAGTGCATCGAAGTCCTGGAGCAGCTCGCGCAGGACGGAGAGGACTTCTGCATCCTCAATGCCCTCAAGTACCTGTGGCGCTGGAGGCACAAGAACGGCGTCCAAGACCTTGAAAAGGCCGTCTGGTACATCCAGAGGGTTATCAATCGCCACAAGCCGAAAGAGGCTCCACACAAGCCGAAAGAGGCTTCAGCTCCTTTCTCAGGCGCCCCTTTCTCAGGCGGTCCCTTCTTGCAGGATGTGCCCAGGCTGTGGAGTGTCACCGATAAGAACAAGAATCCCAAGAACCCATCCGTAGACTCAACGGAACCCCCCGTGCAACCATAGAGAAGTGATGATGTCATCTCCTGAATTGGTGGAATTCATGCTGCTGGCCGTGCGGATCAAGGGGAGGCTCCATCCCATTGTGACAGGCCGTGGAAGCGCCGTACAGCTCGGCTACGTCTCGTGGATGGGGAGGCCTCTGCCCAGCGCGGCAGACGTGCTGAAGCGTGCCCTCATTGAAGAGGAGGATGCTGTTGCCAGCGGAGCCCTGGAGGACTTTGGCGACTCCTCCTGCGTCTTCATCGTCTCTGAAAAACATAGGGGGGACAAGACTGAAAACCATAGGGGACCGCAAAAACATAGGGGGTGTGATGACGACTTCTATGAAATTGTGGAGATCAATGAGAAGACACAGCTCGGATTTCTCCCCTTCGTCCTTCAAAAAGAGGGCCGACACAAGTGGCTGGAAATCTTCACCCCAGAAGAGCTTGAAGAGCTTGAGACCGAGATGCTTGGGGCCGTGTCAGGAGCCCTCAACCTCATTGTCCTGGCAGGACCGTGCGATGGGTTCACGGACGGCATCAAAGTCTACAGGACCTGCTGGAAGGTCAAAGGGGGAGTCAATGGCTGAAGGCATGGAGCTTCACGGTGAGGTGAAGTTTGAGAGGTCTCCCTATGAGCTGGTTCTTCAGTACGGGGAGGAGAACCTCACCTACAGCATCTCTGACGATGCCATGAGGATCGTGGTGATGAGCCCGAAAGGAAACACGTCCGGCGTCTTCACCGTGGCAGGACTGCTTGCCGGGGCGCAGGGAAGCATCACAGCCCCTCTTCTCGTGGACAAGGACGGGATAGCCCTCATAGGCCGAAACAAGTGCTATGACGCGGCCGTGAAGTTTTGGATGGAGTCTGTGGCTCCCGTGTCTGAGATCTCAGCCAGGCTTGGCTCATCGGTAGAGTACATCAGGAATCGAGCCTTTAGGAACGCTGCCTGCAAGGGAGTGAAGCTCCTGAAAGTCCATGGAAGGATTTACTGCCTTAAGCGCGACCTTCCAGCCGATTTCACCTGATTTCGGCTCAATTCAAGAAAAAGGCTGCTGGGCGATTTCACCTGATTTCGGCCCAGCAGCATCATTTGTTTTCGGCTCAACAATTTCATCTGTTTTCGGCTCAACTAGGATCTTTTTGGCCCAAACCTAAACCCATCCAAACCTATTCCCCGCCTGCACACCCACCTACCTATGCGCAGTCAGTACCTACAAACCTGGCATACCTCTACTTTGTAGGTAGGGGTGCCTGCTCCGGTTTGGGGCTCCAATGGAGCAGCTATATACGTATGGTACACGTGTCTACTAGTTCTACTAGTCTGTCTGGGTCCTGGGACCCCTCTAGCGTCATGCTGCGCTACCTGGGTAAGCTAGGCCCATATCGCGCAGCGTCTGCATGGAGACCGGGAGGGTTTAGAAAAAAATCCTCAGAAAAAAATCCAGAAAAAGCTGCGAGAAACTTCGGAAGAAAAATCCGATAAGGAAAGAAAAAATGAAGCAGAGACTTCACAAAATTGAAAACAAAATCTCCCGCGACGGCGGGAACTTCGCCCTTTTTTCCAGGGGGGCGGCCGAAGGCTCTAAGGAATTTTCGGAGCTGATTTCTGCGGCGGAAGGAGTCAGCCGCGCCAACCGATTTTGCGCAATCAATTTTTGTGGCCTTTTCGCAGCGTCTGCGGACCCGGAAAAGATTCTGGCTTTTGCGCAGGAAAAAGGCCACAAAAGTATTTACATTTCGGCTCCCGGGTTCGCTCGGTGGCAAGCCGACGGAACTTTTTTTTCGTACTTCGGGGAAGGAGGAACTTTCTCCTATCTCCCCGACGGGGAAAGAAAGCTGATCCTAAATGCTCGGAAGAATAATCCTAATTCTTTCGTGGCGCTTCTCAGAGAAGCTCCACGACATTTTCCAATTCAGCCAGAGCCAGAAGAAAATCCACTGCGAGTTATCGTGGCAGATTCCCTGTTCGAGATTATTCAGGCTGCAAAAGCCTGGAGAATTTCCAACAAGGAAATTGAGGATGAAGTTTTCATCCTCGGCCCGAAGGAGGGCTACGCAAAGTGGTGAGGATTTTCAAGACTTGGCAGGAAATTCCTGCTGAGTTCAAATTCTTTTTTGAGTCGGCCGCTCGCCGCCTCGAAGAAATGAAGCCGAAAGTTTTTCGTGACATGCAGGACGCGGAAGGCTTTATTCCGCTCCTGGAAGAAAAAGATTGCCAGATCGCCGGAGTTTTTTCTTTTCCGTCATTTAGGTCGGCTGAAAGGTTCATCCTTGACGCCGATGGCTGGAGAATTTCTTATGAATGAAAAACCACCAAGGCCTGACATTGTCGTGGCCGCTTCACAAAATATCAGGGAGTTTTGCGAGGCAAGATTTCCTGGAGTCGAAGTCGTTGAATCCGCTGTAAAGGCGGACATCCTGGGTAAAGTTGTTGTGGGAAAACTCCCGCAGCGGCTTATTCCTTACACGAAAAAGTATCTATTTGTGGACATGTCGGAAGACCCTCCACGAATGATCCTTCTGGAATTTCGTCAGACAAGTGCAGAGCGGAGGCAGACATTCTTATGAATCCTGTCTTCGTCATCATCGTTTTCTTCCTGATAATTGTGGGAAGCGCCTGGCTCGACGTTCTGTTGAGCGCCGCAATTTGTTTTCTCTCCTTCACCGCTTTCGCAGCGATTTTTGGGGAGATCTACGACTCATGGATGAGAAGAAAAAAATGAAAGAAGAAATCTACGGATGGATGATCCTGGCCACTATCGCAGTGGCTACGACCTTTGTAAGACCGGCGCACCGTCCGGTCTTTTTTCTTACAGCCTTCGCTGTGACGTTCGGTTTTCTGAGCATCATGGCCCTGACCGTTTTCAACTAAGGAAAAAATGAACAAAGCATATAGAGCGGGACGTGAGATCTTCGGACTCTTCAGAGTCTCGCAGTCCTACAACTGTGAGGAATTTTCCGCGCAAATGGCGAGGTATTTCCTCCAATCGCCCCTCAGTGATCTGCTGGAAAATGTGGGAATCAAGCAGGACGAGTTGGTCCTCTCGACAAGCCACTGGGACATCTTTCCTTTGAACGTGCCGACGTTTGAAGGAAAAAACGTCCTGACAGAAGAGGGATGGGGCGCCGCAAAGTACAGGGATGAGATTTTTATTCCCGTGTACGTGTCCGACAGCGTTGGAGCAATCGTTCTTCGGTGGAAGCCGGAGGACGATGAAATTCGGCTGCTGCAGGCGGGCGCCGATGTTCCAGAACATTTGGACCTTGGAAGGATTTTGAGAGTCTGCAATCTGGCATTGCCAGATGAGCGTTAGGAGTTCAAAGAAAAACCGTATGAGGAACTCCTCCTCCCGGACCCCTCTGGACCTGCTCCAGAGTTTCGCCGTTTCGGTCATCGGCCCTGTCCTTTTTTGGACGGCCGCCGCTGTCCTCGTCCTGTTTTCCATTTTCTTCTGGGGGGTGGTTCTGACGAACATCCGCTAGGAGAAGCCGAAAGCGTTGTCGGAATTTTCCGACGGCGCTACGCCAGAAACTTTCCCTACTGGCGCTGATGATGGCAGGGAAAAAGGAGAAAAGTGATGTTCGAGAGCATCGAAGAATCGCCCCGTGAGTCCCGGGTTTTTTGGGCTTATAAGTCGGACCTTGTCACTGAGATTTTTAGTGACAAGGGCGATCACTCTATCGTCCACGGACAGAAGGTTTTGGAATACCTTATTTCTTTTGGACTGGAAGAGGAAGACCAGACCTGCTTTAACAGGCTGGTGGAAGCCATGCAGAGGATTTCTGCCCAGAACAAGGGTGGGGAGTCTTACTGCCTCTACGAATTGTCTGAGGCGGTCTGGGATTATATTTTGGAATCCCGGATTGCTTCGGCCAGGATTGCCCTGGAGAAGGCTATCGGGGAAAGGAATCGCTTCGATTCCCAAAGAGATTCTGGAATGCTCTGGTTTCCGGGAGAAGAAGGTGCCTGAGTACCGATTCTCAGGCATTCCAAAGAACTGGCCTACGGATTTTCCGTGCGCAGTTCTTACCAAAAAGGAGAAGAAGGAAATTCTCCTGGGGTACGTAAAGTGTCTTTGCTGGGTCGAAGAAGGCCCAGACACGGGAAACCCGGTCCCGCTAATCCCGGAAAAGCATTTTTACCGAGATGAGTGGGACAGTCTTCTCGAAGACCTGGGGGAAATTATGCAGACCCTCTCAACGGAGTTTTATGCTCTGTTGCTTGGCAATCCCGAGCTGTTCGGGCACAACCTTTTCCTATCACGGAACCGACATGGTTCTGGGTTCTTCGATGAGGACGAGTATCCGGTTGAGGCTCGAAAAGTCCTTCAGGAGTGGGCAGGACTTTTTGGAGAGGTTTCCATTCTTGCCCCTGGTGATGGAAGGAGAAAGTGCTCCATCTGGATTGACAAGCTCTGGAAAAGAAACCCAGAGAAAATCAAAAACTTTTTCTACGGCCTGTAGAAATAAACGGTGATTTACATGACAATCAGCACTCACATGTACCATGGCCCGACAACAGTCGGGGCCGCAGAAAAGATCCTGGCCGAAGGATTCAGGCTGAACAAAAAGCCTGAAGAGACCTCGCAACAGTACGGGTCAGGAATTTACCTGGCTTCGAGCATTGAGAGAGCCAAAAGCTTCAGAGCAAAAAATGAGCCAGTTCTGAAAGTCTCCCTGGAGTTCGACCCAGAGAACCTCCTCTCTATAATAGGAGAGCAGCGCTCTGGATTCCCATTCGAGACAGGCAGAGAGATTACTTTGAAGCTTCTCTCACGCTTGGAGAAAAGAATCGACAGAGAAGAAGTCTACGCCGATCATGGCGATGCTTCTTGGGAGGGAATCGAAAAAGTTCGAGCCCGCGCCATTAGACTATGTCAGGAATGTTCAATCTGGGTGATCCAGAACTCATTCCCCTGGTCTTCAGAGGAAGAATTTCTGACAGACCTAGTTGTGGCAGCTGGAAAACAGGGGCTGCTCGTTGTGAGCCCCATCTTCTCAATGTCTAACTTCGATCTCGTTGTCTGGGATCCAAGAATCATCTCAGGCATAAGTGTGGTGGTTGAATGAAAGAAGAAAGAGAAAAACTCGAAAAAGCCCTGCGGTGGTGCCGCAGGCAGTGGACAAAAAGATGGTCGGAAAAATACGGCCACTGTTCATTACTGGCCGTGAAAATCCTCGAAGAAGCTGAGGAAAAGTTTGATCTTGACACCTGTGGTGTTGAAGGCTTCAATGCACAGGAATGGGGAAACGACTTGGAAGGGGTTGCCTATCTGAACACAGGTCAGGCATACGACTCAACCATTTGTTTCCAGTCGTACAGCAGCCACTCAGGAAGATTTTTCCTCTCTTCCTGGGGGGACGCCTACGAAAAATTTGAAAGGCGGATGAACCGCCAGGAGGGAAAAAGAAGTGGCTCGTGGTAGAAAGTTGATCGGTCAGGACATTGAGGACATCATCGAGGACGGTGGATGGTTTGCTGAAGAAGATGGTGTCGAAAGGCAGCTTTTCTTTTACGCTGTTCCGTTCACCAAGACAGAAAACTCTGAAGGGGAAAAGTGCTCCCAAGTAAAAAGGCTCCTCGTACACTGCGCTGTCTTGGATGAGGACGCTCTTTCTTGGATGTACTCGGAACAGCAGGAAAGTGTCGCAGCTTTCGTAGGAACTAAGTGGGAAGAGTTGTCTTTGATAGGAAAGTTTGATGCAGTTGCCTCCTACTTTTCTCCGATGGAGTTAGACTCCTACCCAGAGGAGATGTCTCCGAAAGAATTTCGGAAGAGGTATGCAAAAAGGCTGAAATGAAAATCAGAAACGAGACAGACATTACGGTGGAGGTTGGAGAGAGCCTTTGGGTTGATTTTGAAGACCCACAGCTTTCCTCGCTTTCGATTCTTATAGGTCAGAATTCTGGCCGAATTCTCATCTTCCAGAAAGGGGATGAAATGACAGAAGCTCTTGCAGAGCTTGACCTGTTCGTGCTTGAAGAAGAAGCACGGCAGATTCTGGAGAAAAAATCATGACACTGAAGGCAGCATATCAGGAGGGCGTTTCCAATGGCTACGGAATCGCCCAAGAAAACATCATGGACTTCATGCGCAAGCACTATCCCAGAAGCTGGTGGGATACCGCAAATCTTCGGGGGGAAAGAAGGCAGACGTTCATCTCCGAATGTCTGGAAACTGAATCCCATTTCCGGCAATTTTCCCCCTTTGAGTTCTTTGCTCAAGAACTCAATGCCATGGACGAAAAACAAGAAGGGCTTTCTCAGACTGCCTGGGGACGCTACGAAGACGGTGTTCTGGCGGGAATCAAGAAAGCCATCCGGGAGCACAACCAGTGAGGCTTCCACAGAAATTCCAGGCTCCGTCCCCAAGCAGCAAAAGATGGCTGCAAGGAATCAAGCCATCATCAAAAGGAAAAGGGGTGGACGTGTTTTGGCACGACGGTTTCAAGTCTTTTGTGATCGAAAATTGCCATGAAAACATCGTCAGATGTCAGATTGGCTCCGACTACGACTACTTTTTTGGGAAGGGGGCATCCGATACGAAAGAGATGTGTGCCCCAATTTCTGAAGAGTTCTATAAGTAACTCAAGAGGACACGATATTGAAAACAAGATACTGTTTCAGGCTGCGCGGATCCGTCTACTCAATGACGGTGCAAAAAGACTGTTCTTCCCTCAAGGAAGCAAAGCAGTGGGTCCGAGAATGGCTGGGAGTGAAAAGGCTTCCGGCCGGGACAGAATTCTGGAAAGCGGGGTTTGAGTTCTAATGACAATTTCAGAAATCTCAAAAGCGTGTGACAAGCATGTCCACGAAGCTGCCTCATTCTGGGGAGGCAAAAGAAAAGAGGGTCTTCCTGTCCAAGAGGCTTCCTTCTCCTGTGGAAAGGGCAGACTGAAGTGCGCCTACGTGGAGGAGGAAGGAAAGTTTCGCCTCATCTACATCGGCGCATCGGCCAACGTGAGGGGACACCTTGTAAGGACTTCAGAATCCTTCAAGGAAGATTCCTGGTGCTATGAGATTGCACCAGGAGAATTCTTCTGGTGGGACAGGTTTGGTCCGCAGAAAATCTATGACTCCCTTGTCATCTTCGCGGCTGCTTATTCAGCAGTGGTCGAGAAAGGCGGCGGGTACGAGATGATGCGCCAGATTCTCGGCAAGCAGTCTGGGCACTGCTCCATTTGTGGAGCTTTTCTTTCAGATGAGCTTTCCACACAGCGAGGAATCGGTCCTGAGTGCTGGAAGAAAATCGGGGTGAAGGGGATGCTCAGAACTGTCCAGAAGAAAAAGCTGGACGAGTCGAGGAAGAAGAAGAGATGAGGATTCACTATGAGGTTCCTGCAGGTTTCGAGTTTCTCATTGTGCCCGATCAGCGGGAGGCTAGGAGGCTCGCAAAGGAAAATGCTGGAAGCCATCAAGACCCGTGGTTTTTCGAGTGTGAAGGGGAAAGGACACTCTTCCGCCACACTTTTCGACTCAAAAATGGGAGATACAGATGGGTGAAAACATGAGCGAAAGAAAAGTTGGAATCGTCAGGGTTTTTCTAAAGAATGGAGGCGTAAAAGCCTCCAGCTTTCTTTTCTCTAAGACCATGAGGGAGAAAGTCTTCAGGGGAGCCACAAAGACAGAAGGAGCCGAAGAAGTGAGGCTCTACACAATTCCCCGCAGCCTCTACTCTGCGGGCGGACAGAACTTTGGTTGGGACTATCCCACCTTTTACGTGCAGGCGGAGATCGAAAAGACATGGAAATGCGACCAAGAAGCGAAGAAGTGATTCAGACGGCGGAAGAATATCTGAGGAAGGCAAGGGAGGCAGTGGACAAAGCGCTGATGGAAGAAAAGCGAAGGCTTTTTGTCAGCGCCTGCGTATGCCTCTCGTCCATGAATTTGGACGAAGGGGGCTACGACAGTCACAGAAAAGTGGTTGATGCCATCATGAACGGTCAGCCGCTTTTCAAATTCAAGTTCGGCGGGTTTGGTGAGCGCCTTGTTTACGCTGCCTGCTGCAATGAGGATCTTTTCTTTGTTCATCGTCCTGGGGACTTATATGACCGCTACACCTACGAGCCTGGAAATTTCTGGCACAGAAACAAGCTGTTCCGCGTGAACTATTTTGCTTTCGGCCCTTCCTTCATGTTCAAGCCTGACGGAAGAATCTGCACGACACACTTCAGGAAGCAGGTGGAGCAGTGGGACGAAAATGTGTGGAACCCGGTTTCCACCACAAAAAGGCTCGAAGCCTGCCAGGATGAAATCATCCATCATCTGTATGGCTGCTGCAGAGAATTTCTCAACATTTACGGAAGTGGATGCAGCCTTCGAGACCTCTACGTTTTCTCGAAGTTCTGGACAGCGCTGAAAAGCCTGCCCTACCACGACTACCTGTCTGATTGGCGTTCTCTTTTCTCTGGAGGAGATCGCGCCAGGAAGCTGGAATTCCTGGATGCGCTGGAAGAAAGGTGCCTAAGATGAGCGCGGCCCAAGGAATCAACGAACTCAAGAAAGGGATTGACGCCTGTGAAGACGGGGAAATCTTCCGAAAGGAAATCGGCGGAATCATTGCTTCCGTAAAGCTGGAGAGGGACGAATGCCCTGACTTCAGCTATTACGGAGAGTTCACGAATTTCGTGCAGTACCCAGAAATCCTCTGCTACCACAGGAGGTCAAAGCTCGGGTGGGATGGAAGAAACTGGAGAGACGAAAAGGGAAGAATTCGAGAAGAGCCGGAAGGAATTCACAGCACTTCCTATCGGGAGTACCAGTTCATCGACGCCTCCTCCTGTTCCATAGAAAAAGGCAGCAAGAATTGGTGGAAGTACGCCATGGAAAACGCCGCCAGGCTGGACAGGCTTGACGATGACTGGATTTACTGCGACATCGTTGCTGAAGTTTTCTTCTCTGGCGTCGAGATCGGGTCCGCCTGTGTTTCAGGGTTTGAGTTCGACCTTTTCAATGACGCAAAGAACGCTGAATACTACGCGTCGGACGTGCAGGAAATACTGCTGGAAGCTTTGCAGGACGCAAAAGAGACGCTTATGAAGAAGAAAGAAGAGTTCCAAAAAGTGAAGGTGAGGGCTTCGTGAAAATCCTGCTGTCAAGATTTGCGGACGGGAAGAGAATGACCTTCACGTTCCACCAGGCCAACAGACCGCCCATGGAAAAAGTGAAGGTCTGCGAGAACGAGCCTTGGGGGAGAGTTTCGGCTGATCTCTTTCCGCCAGAGACCTCCATCAAGGAGGCTCTTTTCTCAATGGACCTCTACGCCAAGAAAAGAAATGAGTACGGCGTAGGGGATTTCGCTGACTGGCTGGAGGAGAAGGACGGCGACACTTCTGATCTGGAAAAAATCATCACGTCCCCCCTGCAGGTGGAGTACCAGTGGTGGGACCCAGAAAAGGAGGATCCAAACGTTTTCCTGGATTCTGCAGCGGCCCTGCGCTTCAAAATGGCCAGGAAGGAGAGGTGTGAAAATGCCTGAAGAGCTGCAGAAAGAATGGAAAAAGTTCATCTACGCAGGGAGAAGACTGAACGTCACTTCGGCAAAAAGCCAAAGAATCGTCATCGCACTTCTCCCTCTTGAGGCGTGGGAAGAAATTCCAGACTGTGATGCGGAGGCACATGTTAGGCTGTGGGTTTCAGCAAAAAAGCCTCCTCTTCCGATTGGAGGCCTGTGCGAAATGCTGATGGTAGGACCAAACAAAGGAGTCACTTCTTCTTTGAAGTTTTCCTCCGGCTCCTACAGCAAAGAGAGGCTCCCACTTTTGGAGTGGGCTGCTTATGACAGAGAGGTTTCCGACTACCTCAACCATGCAAAGCTCGGAGAAAAAACGCAGCTAGACAGGCTGGTGGATGACACTGTGAAAAAGCTCTACAGCTGCGGAAGAATGCGGAAAGTCGCCACGTCCTACTTCATTTCAGAAGTGCTGAGGAGAATGTGAGAATGCCTGAAGAAAAGAAACGCCCAACAGAAATCCATGTCGTCATCGAAGGAGGCTGCCTGCGGGCAGTTTATTCGTCTGAGGTGGACACGTGTGTCCAGCTTATTGACTTGGACGATGTCAAGGCAGGGGATGAGCACCCCCTCCTTCATCTTCTGGATGATTCTGGGGAAGTCATCTGGGAGAAGACTCGCACTCCCCATGCGGTTTGGTGAGAACTATGGAACTTTACGAAAAAATCAACTGGCCTCTTCTGGCCAACCAGAAATTGGCCCTCCTTTCTTCGATTGGGGATGCTCCAACGTCAGAAAGAAAACACGCCCTTGAAGGTCTGCTGAATCTTCTTGACGCGCTTCAGGACGATGCTCATGCTCAAGGGTTTCCAGTCGTCTTCCTCACCGAAGAAATTGAGCAGAGGAAACAGAATGCCTAGCGACCAATCGAACATGACGTTTCTTTTCGTGAAGCCCTCAGCCCTGGACCCTAAAAAGTTCAGGGCTGTGTACATTCACCGAGACAAATTTTCTCCAATTCTGTCAGAACTTCTAGTCAAGGCAGACTGGGAGTGCCGAGGAGCTTTCACAACGCTCCATGGAGCCATGAGGGACGTTCTGCCTGAAGGCACGTCAATTCACTTTATGGAGTATCACGGTCCTGAGCAGCCTGGCTCAGAAATCCCTGGCATCTGGAGGACATTTATCTGATGGAAAATCTCGCAGAAGTTTTGATGCAGCACCAAGCTTTTGACAAGGCAAAGGACGGAATTTATCTTTCCGTCTACCTTGTTGAAAGGGCTTACGGCGGCCCTGAAGAAGGCGGATGGTGGTTCGACTGCCTCACGTATGAGGGAAGCGTTTTCTGCGCCTCAGAAAAGGCAGAAGAGGCTTTCATGCAATCCCTGGAGAAGATTGCCAGACAAAAGACAAAAGAAGAACTGGAACCGTGCCGCCAAAGGCATTACGACATGCTTGGCGATGACGAAACAGTTGCCTCCTCCTGCCCTGAAGGATATATTCCTTCTGGCTGGAGCGACGGTGGAGAGTACCGGATCATCCGGGAGAAAACTCCTGGAATGTTTGACACAAGAAACCAGCCAAAACCGAGGTACGAATGAAAGTGACAGTCGTGGTTGCAATGTCAGACTCCTGCGTGGATGATTTTTTCGTCCACGTTTTTCATGGAGTGCATGACAAGTCATCAGAAATTCTCGCACGAGAATTCCTGCGGCGTGAAGACATCTGGGAGGATGATCCAAAAGAGCCAGAGAATTGGGCAGAAGCAGCTTCCCAAGGAGCAAGCTCTGCAGGATTCGATCTTTTCCGCTCTACCTATGATGACGGGGATGATGCGGCGCTCGCCTACATCAAAAAGTCCATGAACGATTTTGGGTTTGAGGTGGACAGCGTCCAGCTTTTCCACTACACGATGGGGGAAATTCTCTGATGTTCAAGACAAAGTGCGCGTGCGGTGGGGAGCTTTTTCTGCACAAGTACAGGCTGTTTCATCTTGAAAAGAAGGAACGCACCGCCCCCTTCTTGAAAATCCCAATCCTGTCTGAGGGATTCTGTGTCCTCGATGACCCAAAAGTCCCCAAAAAGTATTGGGGTAGCAAGCACGACCTCTCGACGACTGACGAACAGGTCATCTGCGAAAAGTGCCAAGAAGTTTCCGATCTGGAGATGGAGGAAGAAGAATGAAAAACAACGTGCATCAGCTTTGCCACCTTCTGGGTTCCCAGATTTACGCCTGGGACATGCCTCAGCCTTTCCTGCAGCTTAAGTGTGAGGAAAAAGGAAGGGAGGCAGAGAGATGGACCCTCTCTCCGGCCATGCTGCAGGACAATTTCAGGATCGTCCATAAGGAATTCGGAGACGAGTATTACTTCGATGCGATATTTCCGGCGGTCATCAACAAAAATGTGCGGAGTTTCAAAGCGGACACTGCGGATTTCTTGGAGCTTTCCAAGACGATGTCCACGCTCGTCGTCCATGCGCAGGTTTGGTACGAGCTGAAGAACATTCCCAAGGGAGAAGAAATTGGGGAAGTTATTCCTCACGATCTTTTCAAGGAAGAGGAGTCAGAGAACTTTGAAGCCTACATCGAGTCTCCAGAGATTCTGGAGGTAGTGGCTTTTCAAGGAACCAAAGTCCTTCTGAGGATATGCGGAACTCTTCGTCTTGATGAGTGGGCGGACAGAGAATGAAAACAGAAAACAGCAAAATCCTGCTGCACATGACACTGGAGAAGATTACGACGGCTTTCAAGAAAAACAGCTGCACGAAGGTTTCCTCCCATGAGCACACGACACAGGCAAAAATCTTCATCGACGGCTTTGTGCTGCACGTCACGAGATCTTTCTGTGTGAGCACCAGCTTTTACATGCTGGCGTTTTCCGGCCCAGGCTGCAGCCTGCCAGAACTGAAGACATTCGAGGAGGGAATCTCTCAAAAAGATCTTGAACGACTCCTGGCTCCTTGGATAAGGAGAGTTCAGTGTCGCTGAAATTTCACACAAACCTGAACTGGCGTGACGTGCTGACGATCATCGGCGTCACGTTTCTTTTGTCCGTGGTCTTCGTGGCCATCTTGATGATCGTCCACGGTGCTTTTGTGCTGTGGCGCAGAATAACCGCTGCCCTTGACCGGGCATACGACCGTCTCACGATGAGGAAAAAATGAAGAAAGAAGAAAGACAAGCGTTCTTGAAGAAGCTGTCAGAAGCAGTTGTCATTGCGAATCAAAAGGCCGAAGAAGCCTTCGCCCAAAATTCGGACGATGGCGGATCCTGCAATTTTGATTCTGCCTACATCAGGCTCCAGCCAAGGCATGGAATCACCGACAGAATGCTGGAGGAGATCGAAGGGGAAACCGGCTGTGGGCTTTATCTGCAAAATCATTTAGGTCCATGCCTCTTTGTTTCTCCGGCAATGAACAGGGGGCAGGCAAACGTCAGAAGCCGAATGGCCGAAGCCATCAGAACTTCTCTGAGAAGCCAAGGCTTTAACGCCAGCATGTACTACCAGATGGATTGAAAGAAAATGAAAGGAACCGAAGAACAAATCCTGCACGCTTTGAACGCGACAGGAATCGAAATCGAAGTTGAAGCGCCATACACTCATGCGGTTTTCTATTTTGAGAACTGGTTACAAAAGCAGCCTATGCTTCTCTGCCGGTCAGAAGAAGATGCTGTCAACACAGTACGAAATTGGATGATTTCCGACATGGAAGACGGGGTCATGGTTGAGCACCCTAAATACTTCCAAAAAGTGAATCTCCATCTCGGATTCTGTGAAGACATTCCCTCTCTCGGGAAAGTTTATCGAGATTTTTTGAAAGCGATGGAGGATGAGATCGTTCCAGACAATCCTCCCTACTACAGGTATGGAATCTACTCCCTGCTTGATGATGGAGAAAAATCTTCCACGAGAAAGAACCTTCTGCACGAAGGAGAAGAGGAAGAATGATCGACGTTCTCAACCACCCAGAAAACAAAGGAGCGAAGATTGTGTTCGTTTCTTTGAACGTCCTCGGATTCGTGGGCGTGACTTTGTCCATCGCCTCTTTTGTCAGCATGATGAGCGGTTTCGGAGGGCTGCCAGAGAGCGCTGAATTTCAGCTTTTCATTGTCTCCCTCTCTACAAGCTTTTTCTTCCTGACAGCAGCGGGCACAAGTTTTGCCCTTGCGCAGTTTGTCAAGTTCCTGGCTTCTATTGCGGAAGCCCAGCACGAAATCATTAAGAGAATGCCATGACTTTTCCAGAAAAACTCAGACAAGCACTGCTGGACATCCCTGCTTTTTGCGTGAGCGAACCGCGTGTCTGTGTTCCGAATTCCCATTCGGGGCAGATTTACGAGATCGTCAAAGAGTCGAGGAAGGCTTACAATAATTGGGATCCCGAAACCAGCTTCGTCGTCTGCAGCAGTTATGGAGATCATCTTCTGAAAAACGCAAAGGGCTTCAACGTGCAGAGTTACGGACATTCCCCAAACAGCATTGCTGAAGTGGCGCCGCCCTTCAGGAGCCTCATCTGGCTTCCTGCCATGCACGAAGACTATTTCTACATCAGGAGCGCCTTTGATCGCCTGTGGAACGTCTTGGAGCCTTTAGGCTACTTTGCCTTCATGCTGGAAAAAAAGCACTGGCAGGAAGATCGACTTTTCCAGAGGCTCTACATGAACCGTTCGGAAATGTTCCACATGGAGCTGGGAGAACGAATGTTCACGATTTTCTACGGGAACAAAAGCGCTGACTGGAAGCTGCGGATAGACCCGGAGGATGACACTTCTTTTGTTGTTGAATCCATCGTGACCAACATCCTCAACACCAGTTGGATGGTGGACGCTATTAAGAAATACGGGCTCAAAGACTATGCGAAGTCTTTTCATGTGGTCAAAGCTTCCTTGGAAGAATTGTGGGAGGCAGAGTGCTGCATCGCTCCTTCAGACGGGGACTTCATCACCGCAATCGAGGAAGTTTTGAAGACGCTCAAGGAAAGGGGAGCATGACTCTTGTCGAGCAAAGACAGCAGAAGAACATTGAGAGATGGTGCAGGAAGAATTCCTGCACCGTTTCTTTTCACGCTGAGACGGGAGACTCACTGATCGAAGCCGAGATCACACATGCGGAAACAGGAGAAAAAATCAAGTTTCTGCTGGCTGGAATCGGCTTCACTTCCGAAAAGTTTGCAGTCTGCAGACAGCCTTACAAGGCCGGCGTCTGCCTTAACCAGAACAATTTTCTTTCAGCATGGCTGAAAAGAATCACTACCACTCCCACAGATTTTGAGATCGCACTATGAGCAGATACTACGCACTTTACGAAGACGCAACGAAGGCCATGAAAAGGCTTCACAGCCTCATTGGAGTCATGGAGATTTTCGCAGGAGAAAAACCCTACAGCCTCATGTTTGATTCGGTGCCCATCCTCTCGGACCCGGCCAAGTTTGATTGTCCCACTTTGGAGATCGGATTTCTGATCGGCCTGCCAGAAAGGAAGCAGCGCATTCTTTCCATGAAGCTCGTGCCTGCCGTTGTTCTGTCAGAAGAAAACGAAGAAGAACTGGCCTACGTGGTCCATACAAGAGACTGCATGGCATTCCATCCAGAACCCGGAGACCCTTTGAAAAGCAGCGGGTCTGAGTTGTGGCCCCACGGTTATTTACTGGAGCCTGAAGACTTCGAGAGGTTCTGCGCCGCCAGGATTGAAGTGGCGAAAACCTCTTACTGGTCACAGAAGAAGACTTACGACGTGTTTCTGGCAGCGAAAGCAGTCATACAAAATACTGTAGTCGAGGTATCAGCCTTTTCTGCGGAAGAAGCAGAGCAGACGGTTTTGGACATGCACATAAACGGAAAAATCAACTGGAAAATCCCCATGGACGACTATGAAGAAGTTGAAATTGAGGTGACAGACGTACAATGAGCGAAGTCAAAATTCTGCGCCGGCACGAATTCCACAGCACGGAGCCTGTGATTTCTGTCCACCCTGGTACTTTGAAAATCAGGGATTCCAGATGGGTGGAAGTCTTCGGCACAGGCTCGGGCTCGGCCACGATTCCAGAAAGCGAAGCAGGGGCGTGGAAGGAAGTTCGGGAAATTCTCGCGGCAGATCTTCGAGAAAGGGGAGAGCCTGAATATCGGCTGTCCGACGCCACACCCCTTTTCTATCTTGTGGAGGAGGAAGGAAAGGTGAGCTGTGGCTGCATTTCCTACTACCCGGACAGAAAGCTCTACAGCTTGATTGGGTGAGAAACATGCTGAAAAAAGAAACACGAGTCTATTTCATTCGGGGGGTTGGAATCTCCCTGAATGAATCCTTCTTTGGGACAAGTTACATTAGCGACTGGGCAGGAATGTCCAGGGAGCTGTTTGATGAGGCATTTTGTGAAGCTCTCGATGACATGTGCTGGTCTGGGAGCATCTTCACCAGAGAAAAAGAAGCCGTCAAAGAGTTTGAGGAGTGGAGCGAAGAAGACAGAAAAGCACGATCAGTGCAGTCTGCCACTGTCCAGGAATGGGCAGACGCTGTGTGGAAAAGACTGAAAGAAGAAGAGGAAAAATGGAAAGCCAAAATTATCTGAAGCTGATTGTCGCCGCCAGAAAGGTCGTGGAAACTGGCAGCAAAGACATCTACTACGAGAACCCTCACGGCGACGCTGACTCGGAGTCTTCACAGGTGGAGGAGCACCAGCAGGCTCTCCTATCCCTGGAAAAGGCTCTCGAAGAAGCTGATGATGTCATCACAAAAACCGTTAACGATGAATTGGCGCAGCTTGAAGAAAAGCACGATCTTCTATGGAAGGAAGCGAATGTTTTTGACCGTTGGATCGAGGACATAAAAGAGGCGGCGGCATCACTCGGCCTTAATGTCCTCATCGACAGAGAAGAAGAGGATAGGGAATTTGCCAGCACTGTTTCTTTCGAGCTGAAGGACTTGGACGAAGGAATCATCTACCTTCACATTGACTTCCTTGACAATGGAAATGAGGAAGTCTGGTGGGAAATCACTTTGGTTGATGCGGCCGGCAACGAGAGATCCTTCAAAAAGATTGCCAGAGAAGAGCTGGAAAACCTCTCCACACTGGAGCAGGCAAAGCTTGCCGTTGCCGCTGCCGCCGAGATATTCAAAGAACAGAAAGGATCAAAAGAAATGGAAGACACCTCCATCCTCCTCCCAGAACTGTCAGAAGAAGAGCTTCTCTCAGGACTTCTTGTAAACGGAGAAGAAAACAACAAGGATGAACTCGCCAAGCACAAGGAATTCTTTGTCACACATCAGTCAAATCCTCTGACCAGAACAATCCCAGTCCCGCTGGAATCCCTCGGCTCCCCCTGCATGATAAAAGTGGAGGGATACGTAAAACTCACCGACGGCCAGTATCTTTCCATCTCTGCCGAAGACGTGGAAGAAATTCGCCTGAAGGATGGGGGAGTCTTGACAGCGGGGAAAAAGATGACTGTGTCTTTCCGTGCGGTGATGCAGGTGGCGCAGGAGATCACAGTCACAGCTCCGACAAAAGATGCGGCCATCAATATCGCAGGAGACCACCTCTCGAAGGAGAACTGGAAGCCATCACCCCTGGTGGATTTCGACAAAGTTCATGAGGATGCGTGCAGCTCTGCCGACTTCCGCAGCGTTGAGGAAAAATAAATGCCCGAAAGAGTCCAGCCAGCAAACATCAACGGATTTTTTACCGTTTCTTACATCGCCACTCCTTCCCCCTCTGAAGAATGGGAAGCCTTTGAAACCATGGAGATTTTGAATCTTCAGCACGTCGAGTCCTTCCGGGCCGTCAAGGGGCAGGAGGAAATCTGCAGCTTTGTCTTCTTTTCGACAGGGAGGAAGCCGATCAAGATTCCCTACACTCTGACGGAAATTCTGAAGATGTTGAACGGTGAAATTGGATCAAAAAGATGAGTGAAATCTTGCTCTCAAAAACAGGAATCATCAATCACTACGGCAAGGCCAGATTCAAGTGGGTTTCTGGCCTCACCAAAGAAGAACGGAATCACGTCAGAAATGGCGGAGTTGTCTTGGTCGGAATTCCCCTGCCCATGCAGGCAAGATCAAAGGCTCGGTACAAGAAGGTGACTTTCTACCACGGGAGGTACGGACACAGAAACTGGAAGGAAGAAAATGACGCTTGAGCAGGCAAGAGAAGCAATCAAGGCGCGGCCAGAATTCAAGGAATGCGTGGACATGGTCGCAAGAATCTACCGGGGAAGATGGATCTGCCAGAGAAGAAAGCACTGTCTGGGTGGAAAGGGTCCAGACATTCCTGCCCTCTATGAAAGGTGGCCAGAACTGATTTTGCGGGCGCATTTCATCGCCACAGATCCTTCTAAAAAGAGCTTCAACAAGCTCTCAGAGAAGATCAGCAGACTGGTTTATGTCATCGCCCTGCCTCCCATCGAAGTTCCTCTCAATCTAATGAAGCTGTGCGAGACTGTGCCAGAAGCCCACATTGTAGGAGAAACAAAAGACATGCGTCTTTGGTTTATTGACAGGTCGCGCCTGGCTGAAAACACTTCAGAGCCAGACATTGACGACTGCGGCTCTCCTAACTTGACTAGGTGCAAATCATGACGCTTGAACAGGCAAGAGAAATCATCCACAAAAGTCCGTACTTCCCTGAGATGCTGAAGCTCTGCATCCGGTATGACCGCAGCCTTTACTCTTCTGCGGAAAAAGACCAGGCTGAAGCACGCACCAGGAAAAAGTATGCAGAAGAACCAGAAGATATTCTGCACGCCCACACGTCGATCTTCAACGACAAGAGCCAAGCCTGCATAAAGCTGCGGATGCTTGCCACCGTCCTGACTCTTCACTGCAAGGAGCTTGGAGTTCCCATTAAATCATACGATGGAAAATCCCAGCGGCCACATTTCTACCTCGACACAAAACAACTGGAGAACACACAATGCTGAAAGACATCACAGGAGAGCTTGGCCCCGTCCAGCTCAAAAAATGGACAAAGGCGGTCAACAGATTCCACGGACTTCGCGGACTGGTGAGGTCCTCGAAAATTCCAGGGATGGAATACAACTACTTCCAAAACGTTCAAACTGATGAAGTGAACGAGATGCTCACCAGGGCAGAAAATCAGATGAGTGAAGAGTTTCCTGTCCTCAGCCCAAAGAACCTCTCCTCCGCTCTCAAGAGGCTGGAGGAAATCTACATCTCAGCAAAAACACAGATCCCTGTTTCGGAGAATCACTAATGCCTAGAGTTGACTACGACTTTCACGTCACTGCATTCGATGGCGTCGATGAAAACCACACCGGCAGCCTGTACCACGTTTTTCCACAATTCGTTCTGTCAGAAGAGGAGAAAAAGCACACGCACTACGAAGCGCTTTTTGCGGCAGAATGGAAGGCGGCCGTCGATGGCTTGAAAGGCATTGATGACGAGTATTCAGAAACTTCCATTGTGGAAGCTCTGGAAGCCACAGGACGGTGGGCGATGGATTACATTGAAACCCTTGAGGTCAGCTACTAATGGAACAAAGAGAAAACATGCAGGTGCGGCTTTTCAGAGCCCTGCTCGAAGCCCCAAGGAAGACCCGCGAGGGTCTTCTCGGTTTTTCAGTCAGGACTGCAGATGAAGAAAAGGATCCGCTCCTCATTTTTTCCATCAGGTTTGGAATCGTGTCCTGGAATTCTTTTGGGCACGAGCACCCGTGGCACCGAATATTTCCAGGCTGCGACGTGAGAAAAGGAGAGTGGGTCTTGGGCATCGCCGTCACAAAGACACAGATCAGGAGCAATGGCATTCTTCTCTTTTGTCTTGACGATGAGAAGCAGATCTATGTGGAGCAGCAGGCTTCTGAGGCGCTCAAAACTCTCTCAGGAGTCTGCGGCCTCGACAATCCGCAGGATGTTCTGGATTTTGTTTCTGGCAGCGGAAGAGTTTTTGAAGAAGTCACGCAGGAAATGCGAAAGGCTTTTCTGATGCAGAAGATCCACAGCGCACAGGAGCAGCTCATGCCCATTCAAGCAGACGAGCACACGAGGAAGGTCCTTTTCTCGGAAAAAGAACTGCTCCGACTGAGTGAGGCGGGAAAAAGGGAAGACGTGGCTCTTCTCGTGCAGCTTGTTCCTGGCTCACTTCCTGGAGTCAGGGTCACGGCCTTCAAGTGCGCTCCAGGAAAAGCCTCAGAAATTTTCGAGGTTGAGCCCGACCTCGATTCTGCAGATTTGGCTGTCATCCATCTGCACGAATGGCTCGACGGCTGGGATAAGGAGAAAGGAGAAGATGGAAAAAGAACAAAGAATTAGGGTCCACTTCAGAATGATCGACGGAGAAGTTCTCGCCGTCTTTCCAGACCTCCCTGCGAAGTTTGGAAATCACGTCTGCTACGCTCATGTTGGCCAGCATTCTGAGGCAGATTCCTTCTACTGCAGAACAGCCGGACGGCCGGCAAAGCCAGAGGAATACGCCGATCTTGCCAAAGAGCTGACCAAGACTGTTGGCTACCAGCCTCTTCACATTGTCGGAAGAATCATCAGACCCAAAGCGTGGAAATAAAAAACACATGACACTCAGCATCTTTCTGAAAGGCTGGTGGACAAGCCAGCAGGTTGAGGAGGTGAAAAGCCTCCTCTCCGACTCTTTCGATGGCAAAAATTGGGCATCTTCTCCAGCGCTGCAGAGGAGAGGAACTCTCATCTGGGACTTTCCTGGCATCACAGACGAGAGCGTGGCCAGAACCATCCAGGGGCTGAAGAAAATCAATCTGGATTCCCGCCAGATCATCTTTCTGTGTTTGGGGATGGATTACGTGTCGCCTTTCAACGGGAAGGAGCTTGCCGTCGAAGAATTCTATATCTACTCTCACAAGCCTTCTTCTCCAGAACATTTCTTTGAGTTCGGAGGGGAAGCTATTGAGAATCCTGACTACAGAAGCGAGGACATCTGCTCTCTCACATTCACATTGGATGACAAGAAATGAAAACAGCAACAATCACATTGAAAGGGCTCTGGACAAGAGCAGAATACGACGCCGCAGCATTCCTGCTTGGAGAAGCCGGCCCTGCCCTGAAAGAATCCATCACATTTTTCACAAAAGCTGGGGAGGCCATGGATCTTCGCCTCGAAGACGAAGAACTCAGCGGGGTTCTTCTCTTAGACGAACCCATTCCTGAAGCGGAAATCGAAGCTCTGCACGATGCGCTGCGCAGCCAGCCGCTGGAATCCTTTTTAGATGTAGGACAGTTTCTGGAAATCAGGGAAGGAGCCTCCTACATGCAGGACACCAGCTTGGAAAGCGTCTTCATTGAGAAGGTTTTTCTATACACCTACGAGGGGGTTCAGCAGTGGAAAGAATGCGATGGTGAGATGATCGTTCCCAACACTGCAGGACTCAAGCCTTCCACTCCTGATTTTATCATCTATCAAAGAGGAATTAAATGATGGCTTTTGCAGCTCAGGTGACAGCTTTTGTCTTCATCTTCTTCGCCTCTGTTGGGGGCTTTTTTCTGACGTGCTGGAAGATGGCAGAGGCTTACTGCGAGAAGACAAACAAAAAGATCGAAGACGAGTGGGACGGGGAGTAAACATGAAAATACCTTTAATCACAAAAGCAGAATGGGAAAGAAGGGCGGTAGTCATCAGAGAGCAGCTTGAGAAAGATGTCGAAGAGGCAGAAAACGCCGCAGGAATCAAGTGGACGACCAACTACAGGAAGATGGAAGAGGATCTTAAGACAAAGCTCAGAAAACTTAACGATCAATTCTACAAGTCTTCTCACGTGGAATCCCCCCGCCTCAGAAAGGAGATTGAAAAAGCTGAGGCAAAGCTCAAAGAAGTCAGAGCAGGAAAAGCTGAGGCAGACTCCGCATGGACAGCCAGATATGAAGCGGCAAAAGCCGTGTATGCAAAGTACAGGGAAGAACACCCTGAGCTGCAGGTGTACGAAGAAGCAATCTTAAAAGCCGCAGAAGAGGGAGAGGAAATACCTGACGAAATTCTTGTCGGCTCGAAGCTCGAAGGCGGCCTGGCAAACATGCTGCTGACCTTTGCGGAAATCAAAGACCTCAAAGAAAGGCACAGCGCTGGAGAAGTCTGGAACGTTGAAGACTCAAACAAGCATCACTGGCACAACAGCGTGGCCAGAGCCCTCAGAAAGCCGGAGCTTCTTCTTCTAAGAAAAGACATCAAGAACTGGAAGACTTCTGTGTTTGAAATCACCGTGTCTGAGATAGTGCGCCACTCTCCCTGCTGGAAAGAATTCTCAAAGCTTCTGAATGTTCTGGGGATTCCTGAAAGCAGAACTGCTGATGCTCCGGTTGTTTTCGCAGAAGAAGGAGATGAAGACCTTGTGAAAGGGGCAGCCGTCCCCACACCAGAAATGCTGGAATTCCTCAAAGATGTCATCTCAAAGACTGTCACCGAGCATGAAATCATCATGGCAGCCAAGGCTGACTACCTAGCAGTCGGCAATATCGAATGGCTTGAAGAAAACAAGCTTATCACCGAAGAGCAGGCACAGAAAGCACTGCAGATCATTTGGGCAGAAAAATGACATACAAAAATCACAGAATCTACTTCACACAGGAAGTCAGCGCCAGCCACAAAAACAGCGTCTGGTCTATTGACCGCAGACCGTCAGAGGATCCGGTGGTTGAACTCCTGCACGGGTTCAGAACTTTGGCTGAAGCAAAAGACTACATCAGAGAAAACCTGGCAGTCGAGCCGGAAAAGAAGCTCACGATGAGGGACTTCGACTTCGAGATGTCCTGCATCAAATTTTCCTTCAGCGTCGCCAAAGTCACCGCGCTCTTCAAGAAAAAGCACAAAGACGCAGGAGATGTCGAAATTATGCAGTTTCACGACGCCTTGGAAGAAGCTCTCTTTGAGGCAGACAGCGCTTTTCCGTGCGAGGAAATTGTTCTCTCCGAGGTGACTGGGGCAGACTGCATTTTTGACCGAGCAGTCATTGGCTTTGAAAAAGGCCCATCCATCAAAGCCATAAAAGACAGGGCTTTCTTTCTGCTCAGCAAAGCCGCCCAGATGGCTATGGAAAAGGAGGAATCATGGCAATGAAACTGAAGCAGGACGGAAACACAATCATCACTTCTCAGGGAGAAATCTTGGAGAACGAAAACTGGCCGGTACTAGCAGTGGGTAAAGCTCTTCAAGAACTGCAGGACGAGGGCGCAGACATTCTTGTCGAAAAGGACGGTCTTCGCACAGAAGTTCATCTGAACTTCGGCATGCATTTCCCTAGAGTTCCAGGCACAAATATGAAGGGCAGTGTGTGGAGACAAGTGAACATGTACCTCAAGTCTTTTTCTTCTCCCTCCTGCGCCGCAGCGTGGCTGAGAGAAAACGAAGTGAAGGTCAAGTCTGTCTACAGGCCTTCCCTCCCGCAGAAAGGCGACACGGAATTCCTTCTCAACCTTTTGGAGCACATGAACCAATGAAAACACAGTTCACGCTCAAGCAGCTTCTCTTGGCCAGCCCATGTGTGGCAGAAGCCATTCGGCTTTTCCGGCACATTGGAATTGCAGAAGAAACTCTGACAGTCCTGAAAATGCACTTCAGCTGCACCATACCCTTGCTGACAGAAAAAGGAATGCGCCAGTTTTTCACAGACGAAGAACTGAAAACAGTCATCACTCCAGCCACCATCATCGAAGCAGTCCTCAGCGCTCACCTTCCTGACGGCCGCAGAATCGCCTGCCAAGAAGCAAGAATGTTTTCCAACCTCAACTGGTGCGCCGCAAAAAAGCTCCTTCAGTTTCCTCTGTGCAAAGCACATAAAGAAGCCGCTCCTCTGGAAATGCACACGTCGTTCATGGCCTTGTACGCGGCGAGGTTCACAGCCAATGATGAGTATTTTGAAAAGACCGTCAAAGGAGCACGCATGATTTTGGAAGACTATTCAGACGAAAAGAAGGAAATCATAGAAGGAGTCATTTTCTCAATAAGAGAAGCTCCCCGAGAACATCTCTTTCCAGAGCCCTTCACTTTTTTGGAGAACATGGTCCAATGAACACAAAAGAACAGATCATCGACGCGATGACAAAGCTCAACAGAGAAATCTATCCGTGCAGAATCACGCACATGGAAAAGCATGAATGGACAGAGAACACTGACACCATCATTATTTTCCTGGAAGCCATTCTGTCCCCAGATAGAAGAACGGAAGCCGGATCATGGTCATTGGAGATTGCCATTAAGAACAATCACCTGCCAAGAGAAGTGAAAGGATTCTTTGTCACAGACAGGCAGGAGAGAGAATATGCGAAGGCAAAGCTCTTCAAGAACAGAAAGGCAAAGAAACTGGGAACACTGACGACTGTGCCTGTAGAAACAGTGGAGGACATTGTGCGGATTGTGAGAGAGAATGCAAGAAGCCGAACTCTGCACGGAGGATTCTTTGTGAAGGACTACTCAGTGTTTTCACAAGGACAGCCAGTGCATGTGATCGGACAGGCAAGAAAACCTCCATCCTGGCGCATGGGAAAGTGTTCAACATCCCAGATGAAATGCTTGTCGTGTTTCCTGCGGGAGAAGATGAGGAAAAACATAAGCGCGTTTCTGAAAGAGGCGAGGGGTCGTAGGAGTTCTTCTGAAAGAGGCGGGCATCCAATGCAGTCCTTTTCAGAAGAGGCGGGGGTCGGAGTGTGTCATTTCCGAAAGAGGCGGGGGTCGGAAGGTGGTCGTTCTGGAATTCAGGGTGCGGAGCTTTCCTGGTTTTGTTTTGTGTCCTAATCATCACCCGAAAATTCCCCAACTTAGCCCCCAAATATCTCAGGCCTGATGAAAAACATAGGCAGCCGATGGCCGGGGAGGAAGTGGCGGAATAATCGGAAGGAAAATCACCGTTTATTTCTACAGCCTGTAGAAAAAGATTGGAATTACTCCCGCATTTTCCACGCACCGGTACGCTCACGCCGTCCGGGGTGAAATACACAGCTCCCAAAACACACAGGCGATCACCGGCAAAAACATAGGGGAAGAAATACATAGGGAGCCAAAGACATAGGGCAGTGTGTGCCCGCTTTCAGATCGCACGTTCTGCCCATCTCCTGCTTTTTCTCAGCCGTTCTCCATTCTTTCTGGACCTTGGATAGGGGAAGATCGCTCTACGGCCATTCTAGGGGCAGGAATCGAGCTTCTCTCTACGGGGATGTAGGGAGAAAGAAAAGCGTCTGCTGTGCTGAGTGAGAGGGATTTCGTAAATGGGGGTGAAAATGCGGTTTATTTCTACGGCCTGTAGAAATAAATGGGAATTATGAATGGATTTTAGCGCTGAACAATTTCATCCCTTATCGGCCCAAATGGGAAATGGGAAAATGCTCTTCCTGTCTCATTTGTTTTCGGCTGAACTTTTTCGTTCCTTTTTGAGGAACGAAAAAAGGAAATTGTGTTGGGGTTTTTGTTTTCCTGAGAGGGACGAGCAGGAAAACAAGGATGTCCACTGTCGAGGTGTTTTTCGTGTTCTGCCTCTAGTGATAAATAAGAGGAAAATGGGATTTATTTGCGAAGCTACGTCCTGTAGAAAAAGATTGGAATTACGAGGGGATTTTCAGCTCGGCCAATTTCACCTCGTGTCGGCCCAACTGGAAATCTAGGGAAAAAATGGTGAGAGGAAAAATACTTGGGGGAGATGTTTTGCTCCTAGGCACGAGGAGCAAAACAAGGACTTCGCCGGCCGCCTGTTTCTTTTCTGCCTTTAGGAAAATGGCTGAAAATAGAGTTTATTTCTACGGCCTGTAGAAAAAGATTGGAATTTATCCTCTATTTCATTTCGTTTCGGCTGAACTATTTCATCTCATATCGGCTGAACTTGCTGATTTATAGGGAAAAGAAAAAAGGGAAAAATTCCTATACGAATTTATATCTGTGCCTATGGGGACCGGTGGGAGGCGGATATTTTAATTACCCTTGAAAGGTTTATTATGGTCCTGCCTGGGTCCTAGGACCATATAGACTGCCTGGGTCCCGGTATGGAATCATCGTGTCGTCGGGGGACCTGGGAAGGCCCCAGATAGGCAGATTGAAAATAACATACAGGAGTGAACCGGGGGACATGAGTCTATCCCCGGTATTGCAGCGTTACCTGACCGAAAGGAGGCAGTAAACCTGCATTTAGTCAGACTCCACAATTCAGGCAGTATGACTGCCTTCAGGACAAACTAACATGAAACAAGAAGAAACTCGCAACCATCTTCAGCAGACCCTGAGTCACTTGGCAGCGAAAGCAGCGGACGGCTCCCAGAGGATCCTCATTCTCGGAAGGCTTGAAAGTCTGGCAGACGAGTTGCGCCATGAACTGAAAGAAGAACGAATCAGTATTGCACGGCAGTGGGCGGAAAACGTTCCCACCTTCGACGAAGTCTACCGAGTCGAGAATCAGCGTCAGGTCATTGGTAAAGGTGACAACATTCGCTTCAGTAAAGGCGTGCCTGATCTTCAGACTATGGCCGCCCTGAATGCTGCAGCAAAGGACAAAAACTGCCTCTTGATTCTCAAGTCGAAGGACGGATACCGAAAGGTGAAGGAGGATACGTTAGAACTCTCTCATGTCCCCTTTGCTGATCTTCTGCCAGATATGGACGCAGCGACCAGGGCGGCCTTTGAGAATGCAAAGGCCCGGTATAACTTCCTGGCCCAGGGCGCAAACCTGACGCCAGAGGAGCCAGTACCGGTAACCTTTCTTGACTGAATTACTATGGACTATTCGCGTGATTCTAGCAGGACTGCTAGAATCAGCGGATGAACCAGACGACTAAAAAAACTCCCAGGTAAATCCTGGGAGTTATTTTATTTTGACCTCTACCGTAAGCAAACACCAAAGACGCACACCACTTTTCCAGAACACCACTTTTCAGCGAACTCCGATTTTCCAGAACACCACTTTTCAGCAGCCGGCTAATCAGAACACCACTTTTCCAGAACTCCGATTTTCAGCAGGAAGAACACCACTTTTCCAAAAAGCTCCTCTTCACAAAAAAAAAAAATAAGCAAAAATGGCTGTTTTTTCTACAGCCTGTAGAAATAAACGTGATTTTTGAGAAATTTTTTCAAAAAAATCACAAAAGCTCTTTTCTTTTGACAAACGGAACGAGAGCCACTTCCACCCCCTCTCTGCATGCGTGACGAGCCGCATCATCCACGTCATCTGTCGCGTGAAGCGCCCTCCATGCCACGCCTTCTCCAACCACCCACACGGCTTCTCCTTCTTTCTTCCCTGCCATCTTCTCCTCAAGCTCCTGCTTCTTTTTCTTCAGCCTGTCCGCATTCAGCATGTCCATGCACTCTGCGATGCTTAAGGAGGAGGAAGGAGAGTTGCCTTCTGCATGGGATATGAGAAACTCCCTTCTCACAGGGTCGAACAAAACAGCGTTCTCTGGGAATTTGGATTCAAGCATGACCATGCACATGAAGATGTGATTCACTTCTTCCCGCAGTGCAAAAGGAGTTTTGTTGGGGTCAAAAGCGCGAAGCCTCTTCATGGCTTCGACGTGCATGTCATGCAGCCCTTCTGGTGTGAGCCTTGCGGCCGTTGGAACTGTGAACTGCCATCCTTCCTTCCTATGCGCTGTGAGAATGGCTAAAAGCATGACTGTCGCTTTTGGCTCTTTTCTTCTTTCAAAGACTGTCGCAGGTCCTGGAATCACTGTCTTCTCCTTATGGAGGCCATCTGGTCGAGAATCTCTTCTGCCGGAGTGGAAGACGGGAGCGCTGTTCCGTCTTCAAGGAACACCATGCACTTCACAATGCCTTCGAGGCCCATCTCGAAGCTCTCACGTGTGGGGAGAGTGCACACTCTCACGATTCTCGAAGGGCAGATGGCTGTAGTGGGGCGGGAAGGGCTTTCATCGTCGATGAGCGCCTGTTTGATGAACACAAAGGGTGCTTTGGCTTCTTTGATGAGTTGATCCGTGTTAATGAACATATCAGTCTTCTCCTAGTTCTTCGTCAACAATCCTGACAAACATTACTCCCGTAACTCTGCCTCCCACTGTAAGAGTCTTGAATCTTCCAAGCTCCATGCTTCCATCTGGCCCAATGGCCAGCTTCTGCGCAGGGCCGGGAACGAGGCCGTTCTCACCGAACGGCTTTTTTGCTCTTTGGGGGCGTCTTCTTCTTCAGGGCGCTGTGGCATGGCGTGCTTACACTCGATCTCCCAAGATCCCGCACGAATGAGCGAGAAGGGTGATGAGCTGTATTTTCACCTGCTCACGAACGATGCTTTCAAACATGCGCATGTCTTCTAGGTTTTCAGGATGTCCAGGAAGGAATCTGAGGCACGCAATTCTGTCCTTGTGCTCCAGTGAAATGCATATCCTGGTGTCGAGCCTGTCACCGGCTTCCCGGCGCACGTGCAGTCCTGGAGCGACAGTAATGCGGCGAAAGGTCTTTATGTCCTCCGCATCTCTGCAGCGTGTCATTTCCATGACCTGCTTCACAATGCAGTCAAGCAGGTCACTGACCGCCTCTAAGGCGTGCCATGACTGCTGCTGCTGTTTCACTTCTTCCATGATATTCTGCTCCTGCTCCACGCTCATTGCTGGTGTTTCGCTGTGCTGCATGACGTTATGATGGTGTGCGTGGCTGTTGGAGGTCAATGCTTGTGCTCCAAGCTTCTCTATCTCTGCCTGCATGGCAAGGAGCGGAACGCTTAGATCTCCCAGGGAAGGAATCCAGTCTGCATGATTCCACGCGCCGTCTCTCCACGTCAGCAGGAACAAGGTTGAAATGCCTTTGCACAGGCACATCCAGCGTTCTTCGTCGTCTTGGTAGGGCTCTCCAATACATCCGCCTGGCTTGGGAGGCTTTTGAAGTTCTGTCACCATCTTAATCGCCTGCACCTTCGGCACCTTTCGTAAATGCCGTCAATGTGACAAAGGCCCTCGAACCAAGCCCAGTCATGCCGACCAATACGGCACAGGAAGCGTCCGTACGTCTTTTCAATCCAAGCCTTCACTTTCTTCTTCTCCTGGTTTGGTCTTGTCAAAGCAGCTCATGTTCTCTGGGATTATGACTGTTCCTTTTTCTGATGTTTGAAGCATCGCCCAGCGCCTTCCATCATCAAGTATCACAATGGAGGTCCTCAGCCCTGTGCGCGGCCGAACGACGATCTCCACGCCACTGTCACCGTAGGAGAAGACGTACACGTCTCCATAGCTGGTCAGGAGCGTGTATGCCGCCCTGGCAAGCTTCTTGGCTTCTTCGTTTGGCGTCCACGGCAATTCTGGGCATGCGTCTTGAAGCTGCTCTTCCCACTGCTCGTCAAATGGCTTCATTCTTTTCCCTCAGCAGCTCTTTTACGGCTTCGACTGCCAGATCCTTGGCTTGCTTGCTGGTGGAGGCCGTGCCGCCGCATTGAAGCGTGTGGATCTTGCGGCTGTCCCGTACTGTCCACGAATATGCAGGGCTTAGTTCTTCCTTCCACACTTCTATTTCAAACCACCCCAGCTTTGCTTTCTCACGATCCGAGAACCACTCCACCCCATCAGCCTCTTCCAGAGGCAGAGCAGGGTCGTCCTGCCATTGTGATCCTATTGGCAGATCAGCCCATTCTAGCCCAAGCGCTTGCCGCTTGTTTTCACAGGCAAGAACACAGTCACACAGGCTCCCAGCTTCCAGGAAGTACTTGCCATCCATCCACCAAGCGATAAAGACCCCATTGTGATCTTGCTCAATGTCAAAGCATTCACCATCTGATGTCAGCCGTGTGTGAGATGGGTTTGTGGAAGAGGCATCCACTTTGGTCCAACCTCTTAGCTCTAAGCAGCATTCGTTCATTCAATCCTCCGGGCGGCCTCAACAGCCTGCCTTCTGGCTTCTTCGCGGGTCTGGGCTGTGCCCCTGGCCTTCACTTGCTCATAGCGAGCAACTGACCATCCCCACTTTTTCCCGCCAGCAAAGGCATTGTGAACACAAACATCAATCGGGTCCTTGCCTGCGTAAATCGTAGCTCCGTCCACTATTTTCGTCTTCCACTCCACCCCATCAGCCTCATTGGCGACTTGATGTTGAGCAACCATTTTCAATATGTCCCGATACGCCTGTTTTGCGCCATTATAGTAAGCTCGGCTTTCTATGGAGTTAGAAGCATTGATTTCAGCGTTGCTAATCTCAATCACCTTTCTGCAATGGCTTTCAATTCCAGCAAAAACAGATTGATTTAGCTGAATGGGATCAGGGTCAACCTCATCCATGAACTGAGCCATTCCACGGGCGCAGCAGTCCAACGCCTCTTCCTCGTCCGCGCATGCCTCGACCCTCTCTTGCGGCTCTGAGGAATGGTCATCCTGCCAGCCATCAATCTTAGCAGCGGCTTCAATGAAGAACTCGGTGGTAATGGGGGCTGTGCGTTCATGTTCTGTGATCTCAAACTGCCACATGCCGTCTTCTGTCTCAAAGACTGGAGTCCCAAATCTGCGGTACCACTCAGCAGCCCTCTGAGCTTTGGCATGGATTTCAGCAAGTGTCATGGGAGGAATCCTCCAACCTGCATCCCGAAGCCAAAGACGATGAGAATAACCCCTGTGAGGGACTGTTCTGGTGATTTAGACCGGACGAGAAGCAGCAGGCCGATGACCATGAAGAAGACAGGAAGCATCCACGACTGAATAAGGAGGCTCATCCCTTTTCACCTGCCTGTTTTGCTCCGATCTCCTGAAGCTTTTTTCTGAGTTTGTCAGCAGCAGCCATTCGCTTTCTATCTTCCTGCTCCTGAACCCGTCTTGCAATATCAATCAGTTGTTGTAAAGTCATTCTCCACCTTCCAACCCGAATCTTCTGACCTCTTCAACAGGGTTTATCTCCTCGAACACCGTCGGGCCGTATGGATGGTCTCGCCAAATGCCAAAGCGGTTATTAAAGCATTCGAGATTCAATCCATGCTCCTTCAGCCGAAGCACGGCCTGCCCCTCCCCACATGACTTAACAGGCTCCATCAGCAGCAGTTTCCTGGCTTCGCTAATCAGACGCTGACTTTCCTCTCTGTCGTGTGACATTGACAGGGTAGGGTCAACCGCGCTGCTTAGGTCGTCAGCAAGCTTGCGAACCATGTCGCGCAGGGCTTCAGACATCCTGTCCTCCTAATCTCAGCTTCTTGACTTCGTCAATCGGGACGATAGTGTGGAAGTCAAAGAACCCGTCACTCGTAAATGTGACTCTGACCCACTGTCCATGCTCTTGGCTGATTGCCCATCCCTTCTCCCTCATCAGCCACAGCACCGCCTGCCCCTCTTCGTCGGGCTCGGGCTTGACACGGTTGAGGATGTTAAGTGCGTTCCTCAAGACAAATGACACCATGAAGACCCCCGAGTACTGCCTTTTCATTTTTTGAATCTCGGCCTTCGCCTCTTCCAGTGTGAGGCGGGGGAGGTTGGCGGCTTCAGGCATCATCTCCCCCTAGTTCTCCATCGCGATCAATAGCCCCGTATCTCTCAGCAATCTCCGCAAGCCAGGGGTGTGCTGCTAACAATCGCGGCAACTCAACCGACTCCCATGTTCGCGGCGAAAAGTCGCCATCTTCTGGGCCAACCTGGAACCAGTACCGAATCTGATCCATCAAGCAGCATTTGGCAGTCGTCTTTGTGGGAGAATCCAACAGTCTCTTAAGGTCTTTGCTGTCAACATATCCTCCCGTCATGTCATACGCCACACCTAGCTCCTCCCAGATGCGGGAATGGTCAGCAAAAGCCTGGGCGTAAGTGATGCGGTCAGACATCCTGCCCCCCTTCTGGCTCTCTGCGTAGCATCATTGCAAGATTGATTGTTTCAACATCTGCATCAGGTGGCAACTCCAGCACGATCCTGGCGACGGCCTGCCAGTTGCGTTGCCAAGAGAAAACCGGAATTTGAAGCAGACTTGAAAAGGCTTCATTGCAAGATTGCATTTCAGATTTAGAGATGCGGAGTGAGCGTTCTAGTCTCTGGATGCGTTCCTCTAACGCGAGGTTCTCTGCTTCCAACTCTTTGATCCTGGCATCCCTCTGCTCCAGTTCTTTCTCTTTCTGTGTCAGTTCTTTGGCGAGGCGCAGGAGTTCACGGCTAACCTGACACTCAGTCATCGTCTCATAGTCCCATCCGTCAGAACTGTGATGACACGGTGCGAACTCGTCACTGTCAATGCACAGCCAAACCTTGCTCGTGTCATCCCACCAAGGCCCGTAGGCGCACCCATCTGGCGGAGGTGGCATCTGGGGGCGGTCAGCCACGGTCTGCCTCCTCATCCAACGGGAACACCATCTGATGCTGCATAATGCGAATGTCCCAATAGTCAGGCATTTCGGCACAAACCATCTCACAGGACTCACGGTCATAGAACTTGATGGCCCTAGACCATGCAGGGTCCCACGTCTGCCCTGCGTGGTCATACGACAGATACATAACTTGCCAGTCTTCTGAGTGGTTTTCAATGACCCAACAGGTTTCGACCCCTTTAGCTGCGTTTTCACGCAGCTCTTGAAGAGAGCGGCTCACTCACCCACCCCTTGGGCTTTATCCAGCGCGGATTCGATGATTTTGGCGCCAGCGTCCCACAGCTCCTCTGCCTCATGGTCATCGTCGTATGACGCCACACATGCACGTGATTTAGCGGCGCGAAGCCCTATTTTCAGAGCGTCCTCCAACTCCTTGATCCTGGCCTCCAACTCCATCACCCTCTTGCGCAGGGGCTCGGAGGCGTCGGGCTGGGAATTGATGATGTTCCGCAGGTTAATCCCAAGTTCACTTGACCGAGTCCCGACAAGTTTTGCAGTCAACTCTTCAACCAACGCATCAGCATCAATAATCTTAGCCACGATCTTCCTCCTGCTCTTTCACTCCGTCTTTATATCCAAGCTCGTAGCCTTTTGTAAATGAAGCGTGGCTTGAGACGGAATAACCGAGCCAGATGCCAAGCGCCCACACGAGCACAAACGCAGCTCCCACAACCCATTCATCCACCATTCACCCCCAGGGCCTTGTCCATTGCGGCGCGGGCTTGCTTCAGCCCCTGCTCAAACTCAGTCCAGTTTTCAGCCTTTTCAAGAGCTGCCAGAGCCTCAAACAAATCAGGCGCACTGGCAATCAGGCGAGCGTTGGCCATGACTGTCTCCCAGTCGCCCACTTCTCTCCCCGAAGCGATGGCAACGTCCATCAAATGGTAATCTGGATGCTGGCTACGGACATATTTAGATTCATAGCCCTCAACAATGCTCGCCATATCAGGGCGCCCCTCCTGCCACGGCCCCGGCGTCCATGGCCTCTTTGGAGATGTGTCAGGAGTTGTGTCAGTTGACACGATTCCACCAGTTTCCTGAGCCTGATTGACTTGATTCTGCGTTTGGTCGTCGTTGTTTGATGCTGAGGCAGAGAGTCCCCCTCTCTCCTCCATTGCGGTGTCATTTACGTTCATTTCTTCTTTCATCTCATTGTTTCCTCACAATCTCAGCAAAAGCCTGCCGAGAAAGGCCAGACAGCCTCTCTGCGGCGGCTCTGCTGATGAAGACAGGGGCGGGCATCTACGCATCTCCACCAAACGGGCAGCCCTGCTGATGCCTTGCGGCCGCATCGTTCAGCCAAAGGCACTCGGTTCTATCTCTTGCTCCATCAGCGTGAGCATCCCTTGACACCTTGCGCCAGTCAGAAAACAGATCATCGTAAAGCGCCGATGGGTACCCACTGAGAATAACCATGCCCTGAAGCGATTTCAGACATTCTGCTAGATTGCAGTGGTCGTCTTCTGTCATCTCAAATCGGTAGTCGTCGCCTGCATCTCGGCTTTCAGCAACATACGGCGGATCCACGTAATGCAGTGTCGCGGACGAATCATGCTGAAGCATCACTGTCTTTGCATCTGTGTTTTCAATCACTACTCCCGCCAGCCTTGAAATGAGGGCAGGCAGAGCCTTGGGGTAGTTTCCCCAGTCATGGGCAGGAATCGTGCCTGATCTATTGGAATTGCGCCTGAATCCTGTTGGCCGTCCCGTTGCTGCGGCAGAACCAAAACCCATAAAGCTCCGCGCAACTGTTCGCCTCGCCTGCTCTAACGGGTCGTCCGTTTTCTGGTAGCTCAGGTCGAACTCATCACGCGCAAATGGCGTCAGGCTCAGAAGCCTGGTCAGCTCTTCGCCCTGATCTCTCAGAACTCGAAACAGGTTCACAATCTCCCCGTCGAGGTCGTTGTAGACTTCAGCGTAGGATCGAGGCTTTCGCAGGAGCACAGAAGCGCCGCCCCCAAACGGCTCCACATAAACCCTGTGAGGCGAGAAGTGGCTGATGATCCAGGAGGCAAGCTTCCACTTGCCGCCGTGATACCGAACCGCTGGGCGTGTTGGGGCCTTCATCAGAACTCCCCAGGCACCAACTGCACCCATTCATAGCAGGGACTCTTTGGCATAGCTTCCAAACTGTTCAGCCTTGCTGCTTCTGCTTTGTTCTGCTCGTAGTCGTTACTGACAGCGTAGTGCTTGGGGTCCACCCGCACAAATCCGACGCCTTGAACGTACTTGCACAGGCCGAAGACGCGGCGAGCGGCATAGCGGTCAGGCATCACCCATCCACCTCATCAAACGGGGATGGCGGGAGTCCAGCCAGAATTGAGGCAAGGGCGTCAGACATTGCCCTGCACCTCCGGGAACTCGTTCCACTCTCGGCCATCGAGCAGGCGCCCTGCAGCCTTCTTGCCTACCCGCCATGAAAAGCCATCTTCCCAATGGTGTGTTGGCGCCTTGCCATAGTTGGTCTCGCATCCGTCGTACACATGACTGTCGGGCAGCCATTCACCCCACTGTTTGAAGAGAAACGGCGCCCCAGCCGCCTGACACTGATCGCGCAGGCTCCTTGCCCAATCCGGGTGCATCGGCCTGGCGTTTGGCCCCGACTCACCTCCACAGATCACCCAATGAATGTTTGAATCCACGAGCGAACCGTCCGTGCGGTAAGCGCGAATCCAGCCCATATTAAGTGGCTGAGTGATGCTGCCGGTGCTGGCGCAAATGCGGCTCACATGATGAGAAGCGATTGGAAGGTGCCTGCTCAGATCCACAGGACCCAACAGAGGCTCACACGAGACGAACCGCACGGCACAGTCAATGCTCAGCAGCTGAGGGATTCGCTCATCGGCGGTCTTCTGATCTTCGACTGACGTTCCAATCCAAACGTTGGGCAGAACCTTGCGTCCGCATGCGTAATCACCAAGTCCACCAGGCAATACCGAGTGAGCATCCCGCCACAGGGCCGCGTTTACCTCAAGCCAAAATCCAGCTGTCCCCATGCATCCCCCAACAATGTGGGGGCGTTTGGTCAACAGTAAGAAGTCTAGTTCTGGGTGTTTGACAATCTCAGCAAAGAGATCAACTCTAAGCCGATGAATAAGAGCCCAGTTCTCAGACCCAAACCCTCCGCACGTTTCAGGCCCCTCGAAAATGTCAGACATAGACTGGCAGAACACCCGAAGCCTCCGGCCTTCAGCCTTCGCCCTCCTGCTGATCTTTTCCAAGGTGGACCGCCAAGACTTGACCTCCTGCCGTTTGCCTTGCGGCCCCCAGGCCCCCTTGTCAAACCGCTGCTCGCTCAGGTTCTCGGCATAGCAAAACTTGCACCCTTCACTGACCTTTGTGCAGCCCCACCAGAGATTGAGGGTGGCGTCGGCCCACTCGATAAGGGTCTGTTCAGCCATTGTCAGCCCTCAACCTCCTGTGGTTTATTCCCCTTGCCATTGGCAGCCATTACCATCTCGCCAAGCAAGTCAAACGCTGCATCAGTGGATGACAGAAAGTCGGCAGTCATCTTGACAAAAACGCCATGAATGTCCCCTTTGACAACCAGCCACCCGCCCCCTGCCGTGTCTGTGCCAATGCGACCAATGCAGTCCCCATTCAAGCTGACAAATCCTGTTTCGGTGTCGTGTTCAATGAAACCCGCACCGTAGGCCAGGTCACGGGATTCGATCTTGGTCACTTGATTGCCTCCTGTGCGCGGGCGATGAGGGTGGCTGCTTGGGCTAGAGCATCCCGCTCTACTGTTCCTTTCCAATCATCCAACGGGTGACGCATTGCATGAGACGCTTTCCCCAACCCCTCAGCCAACTCCTTAACCAGGGAGCGGAGGGCAATCAACTCAGCAGCAGCTTCATCAGCGGCAAGCTGAATCTGATTCATGTGGCAGATTTGTCCGTCATCATTCATGCTGCAAATCTCACGTGCGAGGGCCAGCGCATAGCGGGTATCACACTGACTAGGGTCTCTCGCAATCATGCCCGCTGTAATGGTCGCAGCCATCAAATTAACCTCCTGACGTTTGCTCACGACAGCCACCCCCTCACCATCGGCCCCATCCCAAAGTACAGGGCCAGCAGAATGGCAGTCAGGGCCAGGTAGCCGATCACCTGGGCAACGACAGCAAGGATGATTCCCCCCAGCCGGGGTGATCTTGCTCTGCTCATAGCCAATGGGAGCGGGAGCCCAGCCACCATAGCAAGCGCTGATTGTCTTGTCCAGATCTAACAGCTTTGAAAGGCGGTTTCTTCCATCAAGCAGCTCCTCTGACTCCGTGAACCCGCAGTCAATCAAAAAGTCCATGTCGGTAAAAACACTGACAAGTGAACCATCGCCTGTCAGCCGCATTATTCGATCAAGGCCATTGCCGTCAGTGTCGTGGACCACAATCCACCCGGTCAGGTCATGGCCTCGGAAGGCTTCTGGAATGTTCTGCATGCAGCAGATCGTGGCAGGCGCTACATGCCGCAGTCAATGCCTTCGGAACACTGCTTTGCATCTGGTAGAGTCTTCTGGATGTCCGACACCACCCGCCTGCAGTGGCTATCCAATGTGCCAAGCGTTCTTCTGTCCGGGTGGCACCTATGCCTCGATGGGAAGGCCAGGAAGATCTGCATGAATGGGACTGTGGTGGAGGTGGCCCCTAGAAGCACGTCTGCAGGCCTGACTGAGGCCTACACGGTGAGGGTGGACGGGTTTGATGCCTTTCCCCCATCTGCCTCAGTGTGCGAGGCGTTTGGCAGGGCTGAGGAGGCCGTTGACAAGAATGGAGGTCTTTGTCATCCTGAAAATCCGTGTTAATTCATCGCTTATTTCTACAGGCCGTAGAAATAAGCCTGATTTTCTGAAACAATAGTTCAGCAGAGGCAAAGAGGAAGTCATGAAAGTCGAGATCGGAAGCATTTGGATAAACAAACAGAACGGACTGCCTGCCAAGGTCGTGGACAGGACGCTGACCCCTTACTTTCAGCAGGTGCAGCTGACCGTGATCTACGACTCGCTCGACGGTCAGGGCTTCCAGCCTGGAATCCTGCCTTCAACGTGGTTTGAAGAGCATTGGGAAGAGAAGTTCAGGAAGCCTGAGCCGGGCGAGGTAGGATTTGAACAGCCTGGTGTTCCTGACGGGGCAGTGGCAGTCGGAGAAACTCAATGACCTACACCTCTGTCAGGGCGCTTTACTACGTCAGCGCCAACAATGCCGGATCCAGCCAGGAAGGCCACGCCTGCTCCACCTCCCACTTCAATGCCTGTTACGGGCAGAAGGGTGAGAAAGCCTCCTACTTCAATGCCTCACCGTCAGGCAAGGCCAAGCTCTGGGTTGAGCCGGGTGCCTTCCCGTTCCCAGCAGGCCAGCACTGCTGGTTCGACTTCGACCCGGTTTCAGAAGGCGTGGAGATCGGTGAGAACGAATACCTCATGCGTGTTCGGCTGCTGACCGAGCGCTTTGCCGAAACTGACCAGGCAGCCAAGAGCCAGGAGGAGGTGCTGCTGTCCAACAAATCACACTGGGCTCCTGGCAGGTGCGAGTTTGAGGTGACTATTGCCAATCCAGGCGCCTGGGGATTCTTCGAGCCTGGCAGGCTCTACAGGCTGAAGATTACAAAGGCCGAGGTTTGAACAGCAGGGGGAGGAAACTCCCCCTTCTTTTGTGCCAGCATCAGAATATGCTTTGGATTGAAGAACACCCCAATGCGACGAGGCTGGAGCGAATTGAAGCCTTGGCGCACAGCTTGATAGGCACAGCAGTTGCCCCACCTGACGCCAGTTTGAGTGATTTTGGGCTTGAGAAAGGCTTTGACATCTCAAACGAGCCAGCCGAGACACGCCAGGCTTTTGATGAGGTGGCCAAGCTGTGTGACGACTGCGGTCTGTGGTACAGCCCTGCCGCCGGGTCAGAATTTGATCTCTGCGAAGACTGCGCCTTTGACAATGAGGAGTTTGACAGGGATGAGGATGAGGAAGACGAATGATGGCAAACGTTGAACGAACGAACAACCAAGAGACCAGAGGAAGGAAGCAGCGCATGACGTGGATCGAAGAACATCCTGATGCGACGAGGCTGGAGAGGATCAAGGCTCTGGCGCGCAGTTTGATAGGCACGGCGGACGCTCCCTCTGAATCTGACTTGGAGAACTTTGGGCTCGAAGAAGACTTCGAGATCACAGACGAGCCGCTTGAGACGTGCCAGGCTTTCGACGAGATCGTCATGCGGTGTGCAGAGTGTGACTGGTGGTGTGACGCTTCCCTGATGAACGGCGAATATTGTGATGAGTGCGCCTTTGACGGTGACAGGGATGAGGAGGACGAGTGATGGTAAAGGTTGAAGGACAGCTTACGCTTGAAGAGCTTGTGAACCTGCTTGAGCAGTGCGATGACAAGGCCTATGTCTCCTACGACTGGGAGCTTGCCCTGCCAGACATCAAAGGCTTCTGCTCCTATCGAGGGTACTACGAAGACCTGGCTCTCGGGGTAAAGACCGGCTACGGCGCCGCCGAAAACCTGAAAGTGGCCGGGCTCAAGAAAGCTCTGCAGGATGCTGTTGGAGAGACATTTGAAGGCTGGAAAGGGGGAGAATACGTCTGCCGCCGGGACACTGCTCTGTGGGCCTCCTACGCCGGAGGAGCATCAGGCTATGCCATCGTCGGCATCAAGGACGAAGGCTGGAGCGTCAGGCTCCTCACCAAGAAGGAGGAAGAAGGGGATGGACGATGAATAAAATGATTCCAGGTGATGGAGTGGTCTTTGTCGTGGCATCTATCGAGATGCCAAACGGCGACACGCTTGAGCTGCGGTCTGTCGGACCAAAGGGTCTGATGCTCTACATTCTGCCAAAGGACCAGCCCGGAATGATGGTGCTGCAGTCGGCCGACAACATTACGGAAGAAACGCTGTACCACCTCAAGAAGATGGTCCTGCAGGTGTTTCTCAGCCAGATGATGGATGGAATCAAGTTCGTTCTGCGAACAGAGGCCGGGTCTGATACGGCTAGAAAGCTAAGAGAGTGCCTGCTTTCAGACATCAGCCCTGGAGCTATGCCGGGGGAAACCTTTGACCCAAACATAACAATCCTGCGCACCCAAAAAAATCCGAAGATCACATCTTCTTAGACTTTTGGCTGTAAACTTGCGGCATGAATGCCCCAGTGACACTCTCTGAGGTGTGGGTGAAAGCCGCCTCTGCTTCCAGCGCTCTGCTAGATACCTACGGATTCGATCTTGCCGGGAGAGTGGCCCTCGGCCAAAACAGCGCGAAAGACGTGTCGAACTTCTCCACAACTTCGTGGGTGAGGCTCGACACACTTCTTGATGCTGAAGGGATGGGGCTTGTGGGCGTGTCTGCCAAAGTGTCTGGAGCGGCCGTCAACGTTCTTATCGGCCCCTCCACCCCCTCCAATTCTGACCCTGCGATGCTCACTCTCTACCCGGGAGAGAAGCTTAGTGTGGGGTCAGTGCCAGACGAGCTTGTTACCCAGTTCGACTTCGGTCCTGCCAAGGAGCTGGTGTCAATCACGCCGGACGACGACAACGACATCTCTGGAGGCCCTGTCAGGTCGATCTGGGTGGGGGGAGCAGGAGACTTGGCCATTAAGGATCTCAAAGGCACGACTGTCACGCTGGTGGGAGTGCAGGCAGGATCAATGCTGCCAGTCTATGCATCGAGAGTTCTAGAGGCCAGCACGGCCACCAGCATCGTTGGAATGAGGTGAGCCTTATGCTTGGACTAGCTCTTGCCATGACGGCAGGCCAGAAGCCGGCTGCCCTGCCCAAGAACGTGATTGTCATTAGATCTGGCGACACCATTGCCATTCGCACTGCCTGGACAGCAAGCCATGACCTAATCCAGAAGATGTCGCTCAACATTGCTGGCACGGACAGCCGAAATGATGCAGTCATGTGGACAGCGTCAGGCACAGGCACCATTGCCAAAGCCACGGCCAACGATGCGGTGATCGCGGCTTCCTTCGTCACGACCTACATGAATCCTGACGACGACAATGCCCCGTTCTACACCCAGGGAGGCTACATTGGAGGCAACCATGGCCAGTCTAGGATGAAGATTGTCACAGCGGCCGGCCATGGCAAAACCACGTCCGACCTGGGGTCCATCTGGGCAGACTCTGCCGGAACTCCGAAGCAGTTCGTGCTGGTGAAGGTTGTCAGTGACAGCGTTCTTTGGTTCCTCGGAACCAACGCTGGAACGGCCCAGAACTGGAACTTCAATCAGACGCTTACCGGCCCCACACTGACTCACGTTTCCGGCGCTTCAAACACAGGCAGTGTCACCATCGGCAGTCAGGTAGCGGGGCAAATGTGGCCAGGCACGAGGAACACATTGAAAGCCGTTCTTCTCAACGGAAGCAGGCCTGTGACAGACGATGGTGTCTACGAATGCGCCTTTGTTGATGTTGTGCATCAGTACGAGATCCTTGACTCTCACGTTCTGCTGAATTACATCATGGACAATCCAGGCGTGGCCGTGGACTGGAAGCATTCGTCCGTCACAGCGGCCTACACAGTCTCACACCGGTACCGCTATCACGAGAACGGGTCGATCTCAGACAAAGGGTCTTTCACCACTGTCATCGCCGCCCCCATCAACGCTGGCGGCTACATCGGAGGCATGCAGGCCAGAGTCATCACTCCTCCGGCCTCGGGGACTCAGTGGCGTTACGTGAACCGCATGGCGGCATTCACCATCTCGTCCACGACGTACAACCTGTCGCAGGCTGGAGGACAGCAGATCACAACCATTCCATCAGGGTTCGACATGACATCGGCCAGATGGGCGGATCCAAACCTGCCTCCCAACAGGTTTCTTAACTATTGCAAAACCTCTGGAGGCGCGAGGCACTTCGGCCTCTGCCTTGGCTGGGATCCGTACTATGGATCAGCTATTGACGCGACCCTGAAGGCTGGAACCACTTCGACAGCCAACATAGCTACGTCAGGCAAGACCTATCCAAAGCTGGCCACGGCCGCAAGCACGTCGTATGTCAACACCATCCAGGCAGGGCAGACGATCAGTTGGGTGAGCTACAGGCTGCCGGTGAACTTCTCAGCTCATTCCGATCTGCTGATGGCAGAGTGGTACGAGGCCAACGACGGCTATCACCTGGCCATTGAAGCAGAGGCGGCGCAGACCTCAAACATCCAGCTTCCAACATGGTTTGCTGGAAAGACTGTGACCGTGCTTGATGGGCTTGTCACTACTGGCGGCGCCAAGGTTCCCGTTGGAGGGCTGCTGAGCATCACAACCGGAGCGGCCACGTCGGCCCTGCTTAAAATCAAGTAGACGCAGGCAGGCGCGTAGGGATATGATCGCCCTATGCGCCTCCGCATTTATCAGACACTGGCGTCTGTGGCCTTCTCCGTCTTCTCTTGGGCTGCCAACAAGGCCTACTGGCCTGCGGCCTATGCTCCGACTGTCAAAGTCCCGACATGGGCATCACCGATTGGCAGCAAGCTGCGCATTGTCAAGCGAGGGCTGTTTGTCCATCTGGAAGAGCTGAGGAAAGAAGGGTGGAGCGTGTCGTTCGACGTGCCATCACTCTCGTTGAAGGCAGCAGAGCTGCACCAGGAGCGTGTCGAGCTGCGAACGGTGCTATGCGACATGCGCCGCGTGCTGCTTGATGAGAGCCTGACATCAGAAGAGCGCCGTGATGAGTTCCAAAAGCAGTTCCTTCAGGCTTTTCCTGAATGCTCAGAGATGGTGAAAGAAGAGTGGTGATCCTGCCACACTAGGACCATGTCTGACACGACAAGAAAAGCAGTCATTGATGAGTTGACCTGCAAAGTGGCTGCTCTGCTCAAGACATCTCTGCCGCATGAGGCTGAGGCGTTCAAAAAGGTTCTAAATCTGCTGGACAAAGAGGCCCTAGACCCATCCCTGCAGGGGTTCAGGGTCACCGGCATCACTACCCTGCCATCCAGCGATGTCCTCAAGCCTGGAAAGGTGTGGCTCGAAGTCTGGCAGCTGAGCAGTGGAAAATGGCAGTGGATTGTGTACGACTCCAGGCACATTACGCCCGAGCTTTTTGCTGACTGGCCTAACAAGGAAGAGGCTGAACAGGAGCTGCGGGAATGCCTTAGAGATCCTGATAAATTTGACGGAATGCTTAGAAGCGTCACGTCTATGGATGACGACATCACCTACGATTCGTTTGAAGAGGCTCTTGCTGCAGGCAGAAAGGAGCTTGCTGAGGTGTGGCGCAGTGATCTATGACAGCCGCCTCAGCGAGATGAAAGAAGATCTGAAGAGCATCCATGCTTCCTGGAAGGCACAGCATGGAGGTGAAGGTGATGAATGAAGCAATGCTGATTGCCGTTGGAATGCTGTACCTTGTGCCGGGCGCCATCCTGCTGCTTTGGGCATGGCTGAGCGGCATCAGGCTCTGCAGAAAGGACAAGCCTGTTTTGAAAAGCAAGTCCAAAGCCGGTGCAGACCTTCCAAAGCTAAGCTGGTCTATGAAAGCCACATACACCGCATGGATCATGTGTGATCCAGCGATGCGGCTTGAGATAACGTGCAGCAAGAAGGATGAAACCGACTCAGATGACTGGGCATATAACGCCAGCATTACAGCGGCAGACGGCCGAAGCAAGCACCCCTTTATGACAAGCCTCGACGCCCCCTTTACTATGTGCGGCAGCCTAAAAGAGGCCAAAGAAACCGTGACACAAAGAGCTGTTGAGCTGTTGAACAGGCAGCATGGGAAGAGATGAGTACGAAAGACCTTGTGTTTTTACTGCAGACCGCTGTCTTTGGCAGCATAGGATTTATGGCCATCTCCTGGGGCAGGGAGAAGGCAAAAACCGAAGCGGCCATGTTTGCCTGGCTGTTCCTGGGGGTCATTTCCCTGCTGATTATGGTGGATGGCTGGGTCCGCTTCGTTATCAACGAAGAAATTGATCGAAGGGAACAGCAGAGGCTCTACCAGCCTCTCGATCCGTTCGACCCAAACAACGGGTTCTACGTTGTGCCTGAGAAGGCGATTTTGTTGAGAAGAGAAGATGATGAACTGGCTTGATGAGTTAAAGGTGGGAGATGAGTGCTTTCTTGGCAGCTCCAACGGCATTTCGTTTGGCAGCTTCAAACGTGTGAAGGTCTCGAACGTGACAAAGACTCATGTGACTGCAGAAGGGTGGAAATACAGAAAACAGGACGGATCTCAAGTGAGCAAAAAACTCGCGAGAATGGTCATGGACATGCCGCGCCTCTACCCAATTACAGATCCCAACCTACTAATGAAGGAAAAAGAAATCCAGTTCAAATGGGAGAGGAAATGTTTTCTCACAAGTGAGGCTTGGCTGAAAATGTCCCCAGAAGGGTTCAGCAAGGTGCGTGACCTTGCTGAGAAAATCCTTCATGAAGAAAAAGTCAGCGCCGAACTTTCCAAGCCGTGAGGCCTATCCCAATTCCATCCCAAAGAAGCCTCTTGCTCCCCACCGCGAATCCTGTGCTGTCAAGAAGCTCACGGAGCTGCGCTTCGCTGTAGAGGTGATGATGCCGGTCTTCCGGCTTTCCATCCCTTTCCTTTGGAAGAAGGCTGTAGTGCTCTCTCACCTCGAATCCTGTGTGGTTCCGATCATCCTCGAAGCGAGGAGTGGACAGCACAAGCAATCCTCCAGGCTTCAGAATGTTCCAGATGTTCCTTAGAGGCCCTTCAGGGTTGATGTCCAGGTGTTCCAGGACTTCTGTGAAAAGCACCACGTCAGCCTGTGGAGCCTGAAGCGGCTTTGCAACGTCCCAGATCTTGAAGGGGATGCCGCACGCTGATAGAGCTTCCCTGCTGACGTAGGTGCCGGTGATGTCAAAGGCTGCCACCTCATAGCCAAGAAGGTGAGCCCCGATGGACATGGATCCGTAGGCGCACCCCACATCGTACAGCGAGGCTCTCCCAGGGCTTACCTGCTCAAGACACATCCACGGCCACACATAATTCTGCGCCAGAGTTTCGTCATACTGCTTCTGGTTTGGGTGGGAAGGGTAGGCCCCTTGAATGGCCGCAATCTTCTCCATCCACGTGCAGTAGTCAACCTTTTCTGCCATGCGGAAGAGTATGCCACCGAGGTCAAAGCATTGGCTCTATGTGGCTCAACAGAATCTGACTTGACAGGTTGAGTTCTCCTAAAACAGGCACGTGATCGTCCCTATACCACCTTGCTGACACGAAATAGAACCGGTCATGCAGGGTCTTCACGTGCCGGATGTAGGCGAACTTCACACCCTCTTTTGCGTACAGATCTTGGAGGAAGCCATGAGGCATGCGTGATTCTGGAGACGACGGGTCCTCGTACATGACGATTCCGCACTCGATGACTTCGGAGAGCATTTTTACATACCCAGCATCTGTGACCATGTGCTGGAAGCTCGACTTTATTGGGTCAAGCTCTTTGTCCTTCAGCTCGTGGACGATGGTGACGTGAATGTTCTTTCCTGCAGAAGGGATCCCTCCACCGTTCGAGGCGTAGAGAAGGAGAACTCTCCCCGCACCCACGTCAGCCTGGAAATCCTGCAGACGGTCGATTATCGTTGCTGAATCTCTGATGGCTCTCTCAGCCTTCTTCCTCTTGCTTGTCTCGATTTGCTTGCTGACGAACTGTGCTACCACCGCTCCCGTACCTCCTGCACCAAATATGGAAACCAGGAGACTTGTCCACTGGTCAGATGTCACTCGTAAACCCCCTTCTGGAGCAGGGGGAGGCGTCAAGCCCCAAACCGGCTTGGCGTCTTTTCATGCCAGTAGCATACTGCCGGCGCTATCGGAGTGGAAAATCTTCCTCAGAAACCAGGAGGCTATCCTCAAAAATGATCCCAGTTTTTTCCTCAGAAAGCGCCTCCAAACTGAGAGACACCTCCTTCTCCTTAAGAAAATGCTTTTCCAGCGTTTCCCCGCCCTCGTAAAGCTTGTTCAGATCGGCAAACTTTACTATAGTGGTTGTACCAGGAGTGCCATCTCTCGTAATTACAGCGCATGGCTCACTGATGATTTCGAGAACTTTCCAGCCCTCTTCCTGCATTTTTTTGACGATTTCCGCACCAGTCATGACATCTACTCAGCAAAATACGAAAAGGAGCCAGAGAGAACCCCTTTCAGTCTTCCTTCCCATCCCTCGATGCCAGACAGGGCGTCTTTCACTGCTTCCTCCAGCATCATCTCTCTTCTGTGGAGACGGACAAGTTCTCCTACGATCTCACGGTCATTGAGTCCGTGCTTCTCTTCTCTGCCGATCCTGTTTGTAAAGCACACCTCTTTTCTTTGGCAGTCCAAAGTTAAGATTCTGCCGCTCTCCGGCGAAGTCCACACCCTTTTGTTGAAGTCTTTTTCAGTGAAGCCGTCTGCTTTTGTTTCCATCATAACCTGCCAGTGATAAGACGATTAGGGGCAGCCAAATAATGCCGGTCACAATGGCGCTGAGCATGAGGACAGACTTGGCGAATCTTCGGGGTTTTTCGTGTGTCGCGCCTACATACATGATGAGGGCAACTAAGGCGGCTGTCAGCAAATACAGCGCCAGCGCCATGGTCATCTGCGCTTCCTCCTTTTGCCTTCCATGTCTGCCACGACCTGCAAAAGCTGCTTTTTTGCCATCTTTTCGCTTTCCAAAGTTTCCACCATTCTAAGGATCTCCCTGCAAAGCACATTGATTAGAGGGGCAGCGTCCTCTGAAGGCACAAACTGAGCCAGCTTCCCGTCAACTGGGACGTATGGAATCCCAAAGCCGTCCTCAAGTCTTACAGTCACTGACAGACCGTAGTCGTCAAATGAATGTTCAAGCTCTTCTTTTTCTCCGCTTTCCAAGATGCTCCCCTTTGCTGCCAGAGGCTTCATCAGCCCTAAATCGACAAACTGACACAAGTATGGCCATTGCGGCCGTAGAGTTGCTAGTGTTGAATCTTCTGGGGGCTACCACTTCCTTCATGCCGGATCCGTGAGGCTCCAAAAGGCCCCAGTTTCTAGGAAGATCCCAAGGCTTTATGAGGCCGGACGGGGCGGCATACCATCTAAACTGCCCGATCCCGTGAGACGGACATTCCCTAAAAGGCTTTTTGAGATCGGCCAGGAAGTCTTTGCGTGATGTTTTGGCCTCGACCACAGCACACTCCCCTGTGTACTTTGCTCCAAAAGCATCCGGGGCTTCTTTTGACTCAAGAGCCCTGGCTTCAGTCACAGCGATGCTGTATCCCTGCCTGCGAAGCCAGACAGCCGCTCTCGTCGAAAGCTCACTGTGAGAGTATTTTCGCCTCTTCTTCAAGGTTGAACCCGTGTTTGACAGCCTTCTCCACGATCTTCAGTGCGCTCATTCTCTTTCTGCTTTTCTTTGTATGCACCTTCCAATCCCTTGACACAGGGCAGAAGACGGCATCGGAGTAGACCCCCTTTCTAATCAGGAAGCCAACGCACATTGCCGTGAGAACCTCCGCTTCAGAATCTGTCATGCATCGAATTCTTCCACCCTGCCTCGCTAGAATGCTACTGGCATGAGAACGTTCGACGCGCAGGAAGTGAGAAAGTGCCTTATCGACTATGGATGGGCAACGATCAACAGGAGAAAGGTGGCCATCAGTGTGGCAAGACGGGACTCTGAAGGCACGCCTCTGGAGCGCAGGCTCGACGTTTATGACCGCGCAGGGAGGACAGCCTTCACGTTCAGAGGCCTTAGCGGCGCCTCTTTGCCGGAAGCGGTTGACGAAGCCTGCAGGCTGTTGACAAACAACCTGCTGCTGCTCTTCCCGAGAGCTGGAAATGACGACGGCTCTCACCTAAAGACGCTGGAAATAGAAGGACTGACGTGGGTGCCTTCCGCCTCCAAGAATGAGGCTTCGGCGGCACTGAAGCGGTGTCTTCTCCACGTTGACACTAAGAAGTTCGAGTGGTGGATCACCGATCTGGACATGGACATGATCTACGAGGCCCCCACGCCTGCAGAAGACCTTGGCACTGCCAAGCGTTTATGTCTGAGAGCTGCCAGAGACATGGGCCTTGTTTAGGTGGCATCATCGTGATGGGAAGAGCTGCGGCTTGTCCCATCACGACCATGTTTACCGTCACAAGAAAAGAGAGCCCGACCAGCGGGCCGAAGACTTCTGTGCAGTTTGGCTTCAGGCATCCTGAAGTCGCGTCCTTCAATGCTCAAGTCAACTTTGAGTTCAGCACCAAGGCTGCGGAGGAAGGGTTCTTTGCATGCTACAGCCCTGCAGAAGCGGCGTTTGCCTGCTGCATCGGGCTGATGGAAGAGCTGATGCACTGCAAGGAGTTCCACCAGGAGCCAGGCTTCTTTGTCGGCAGCCGGAGGTGGCCTTTCTGCTCAGGAGAGGATCACGACAATGCGGTCAAGCCCTACCATTGGCTGGCCACGAGGCACACGGATCTGCTCTACTCTTCTCCAAGATCTAGGAATGCCCCTAACCCTCCCAGCACGCCCAGGAAGCCCTTCCAAGGGGCTCTCATGGCCGCAATGTGGGACGGGGAGCCGCTGGTGCGAATCTCGATTGCGCCGTCAGTGGAGTTCCACAACATCAGAAAGATCCACGGAGCCCTGCATGTGAGGGAAGACTTGGTGGACCTAAGAAAGGTGCTGACGCTGTCATCTGGGGTTGAGGCGTTCAACCCCTCTGATCCAGGCTCTCTCTCGTATTCGACCTTGGAGCAGATTATGAAGGCTCTTTTGACAGTCGAAGACAAGGTGGCTGAAGAGGCAGAGAAGATGCCATTCTCGGCTGTTTTGATGGCCAGGGGCACGTCCATCCCTCCTGATGGAGATGAGCCGGCCTCTTCCCCAGTCAAAAAACCTCAGAAGATCGAGACTGCAGAGGAACATCCTTCTGCCGGCTTCTACATGTTCGTTCCATCGAGCTGGATGTCCAGGCTTGTTGACAAAGTGTTTGGATGGGCCTACCCGCCTCCACCAGCTAAGTAGGCGCTGATTTTGCCCGAGACTTGCGAGGCTTCCTGGTGACAGGGGGTCTCGTTTCTTTTTCCCATCGCACGAACTTTCTACGCAGGTCTTCGTAGCAGGCTCCACACATATTTCTGGCTCTTATGCGCCTCACCCTCCTGCACTCGATGCACTCTCTGACGGTAATGGGCTTCTGCTCCTTTGGATAGGCCAGCTTGTGGTTCCTGTAGCACGTGCGACACAGACCTCGTCCGTAGTGGGGCATGAGGCGCTCGCATCTGACGCAGACACGTTTCTTCATAAATGAAAAGACCCTCCGAGGTCCAAGAGCCTAAAGCGAGGTCTTTGCGCTGATGTCATGGCGAACCAGCGGGCTGGAGGGTAAATGAATGCTACCATGTTCTTTCTTTTTCTGTCAACAAAAAATGAGCCCGGTCCTGTAGGTGGGCAGGAACCGGGCGATTGGAGAGGCCGAGGGTATGCGGCCTGCTTCGAGGATCAAGCCTGCCGCGCGATCAGGCTCCTTCAGTCCTCTCCTCGTTCGCCCCTGCTGCGCGCGGGTGCCGGCGTCTGAGTATCAAAATAGTAGCACAAGCCACGGCTAAAAAGCAATACTTGGGCATGTCTTACAATCTTGGGCCTGTAAATGTTGGACCTGTGGCGCTGGTGTTTGACCAACCGGCTGAGCCTATATTCGTGTGGCAGGGAAAGCCCAGAACCGCCGAAGATCTGGCCGCCATCGAAGAGCTTGGACTGGCTCACGAGGTTGTCAAGGTTGATCCATCCTCTCCGGCGTACCCAAATCTTGTCCTCGAACAAATTGAAGCCCGGTCCTGAGAGTGGAGCCAGGAACCGGGCGATTGGAGAGGCCGAGGGTATGCGGCCTGTTTGGAATGCTACCACATTGCGCTAGATTTTCACCCCTGCTTTCTTCAAAGCTGCCTCCCACTTTGCGGCCGTGCGCTTCGGTTTTGACCTGTACCGAACGGCGCACACCATGACCTTGGCCGCATAGTTGTAGGCCGCATCTGCGGCGCCCCAGTCATTCTTCACAACACGGTCAAGCCAGTTCTGAGTGGCCTGACGCCCGAACAGCCTGTTGTAGGCCGTGGGAATGTGCTGCTTCTGGGGCACCGACATCCCCCTTCCAACCCCTTTGGAGTTGAGGGCGAAGAACCCGGCCGTGTTGGCCCCGTTTGAATCTGTGTGGCTCATCGTTCTATCGAACTTGCACTCGTGCCAGGCATTGGCCAGCACCGCAATTCTGATAGACGGATGAGTGTGCCCATCTTTGATGAGCAGGCTTTCCACTTGTTCTGCATAGCGCCTTCCAGCATTGAACAGCCTCTTCTCCCCGGCGGTGAACACCGTGGTTGGGAGCCTTGAGATCAGGAGATCCTTGGTCTCAGGGGCAGAGGCTGTCGCCTGCTGGATGCACACCGCTGCAAGAGCATAGGCAAGCATCTTCTCAATTATGGCTCAGGTTTGGCAAAAAAGCTACACCTAATTACAATTACAGCCTTAAATCACTCGTTATTTCTACCGTCGGTAGAAATAATCAGCCATTTTTCATGTCAATTAAGATGGACGCGATCTGGAACACGAGCCACGCCTGCGCAGGCACAACAGCGTTGCCGACCTGCCTCAAGACCTCTTTGTCGGGAGTCCCATCAACCCAGCCGTGAAACCGGGATTCAGCCTCTTCTCCCGGTTCAAGCGCGGGCAGTAGGGAGGGGTCTCTAGCCATGACATCCATCCATCCGTAGATGTCAGACGGTCCCGGGATTGACTCGTGAAATGGCAGACTGCAAAGTCCCTGATCTTCACGTGCTTCGGACGAGACTTCGACTTCTCGCATAGGGTCACGTCGAATGCTCCTCCCTCTCCCATAGAGGCGCTCAATGACTTGGGCCACACGGTCCTCGAAGACTTCAGCATGACCTCCATTTCGCCGTCTGACAGGAGCTGCATCCGCATCAACCGCCGAGTGATGGCTCTCGAACCCTCCATCCCGAACATGTGAGGCCAGAGCGTCCCATCTGGAGCTGCCATAACGGTTTCTGTCGTCAAGCTTCTTGCCTTTACCCAGGCAGGCCATCGTGAACACTCTTTCACGGTTATGCCAGTAGGGGTCTCCACAGGCGTCAGGTATATCGCATGCCCTCCACGATGACCAGCCAACCTGATACCCCATTTGGGCCAAGTCATCTTGGATGCGGTTGTAATCGTCTCCAGCCCTGTCTCCTGCCCTTGATTGAGCGGATAGGAGTCCTGCGACGTTTTCTCCGATGATCCAGGCCGGAAGCATGCACTCCAAGATTCGGGCAAACTCTTCCCAGAGTCCAGAGCGGTCATCAGCGAGGCCAGTTCTGCGACCAGCGACGGAATTCCCCTGGCAGGGCCAGCCCCCATAGGCAAGGCAGATGTCTGATGTCCCTGCGGCTTCATAGATGTCCTCGTGCGTGATTTTGGTGATGTCTCCAAGCACCGGTATGCCTGGGTGAAGAGCTTTGAAAGCCCGTGCAGCCTGCTCATTGTATTCGATGGCGCAGACCGTCTTGAATCCTGATGCCTTGGCGGCAAAGCCTATGCCATCAATCCCGGAAAAGAAAGATACAGCGTTCTTTGGCGGCACTAGAACAGCTCTCCCAATTCTTCCCCAAGGCTCAGGTGTTTGGTCACTCCCAGAAGAATGCGCTTGCCTGATTCATAGGCCTCCTCCATTGTTTTGAACTTCCGAGTCACCAGGAAGCCTCCTTTGCCTTTTCCTTCAATGAACGAGGGGCGAGAAACAGTCACACACTGATTCTCTGGAAGCGGGTGATTTCTCCAATCGTAAACCTGGGCCACAGTCACCCCATTCAGCATGTAGAGGGCCCCGGTGTTTGTGAGCTTTCTGATTTTTCGCATTGGATCCTCAGCCTTGAACAGCCTTCGCATGGCTTTCACATGAAACTCTATGTCGCCTTGGACCTTCTCAAAGTCGTAGTCTCCTTCCTGCCCTCGGAAGAACATCGAGTAGAGCTGATGGAACTTGCCCAGGCAAAGCAGGGAGTCAGTGGCCCCTCCTGCTCCGAAGCTCCAGCCAGCCCATCCTCCCTTTACGGCCTTGTCATCTTTCTGGAGGACTGCAACCTCCAGGTCGTTGAGGAAGTAGGCGACTTCTCCAGCGCTTTCTTCCCTATAAATGGTGATTTTCCGCATCTCTCAATCCGATCCTGCAGGTCGTAAAGGTGCCTCAAGAGAGTCCCTTCAGACATGCCAAGCATCTTGGCGGCATGCTTTCTTGGAATCACTCCATTACAGGCCTGCCACAGGAGTATTGTCCTGATCTTCGAGTCCTTTGGCACTAGGTAGTAGTCAAGGAGATCCTCGACAGGAGCTTCATCATCAAAAGAAGGAGTGACAAGCGCGTCAGCTATTGAAGCCACAATGTCCCCGTCCTGGCCAGAGGCGCTGGTTGAGGAGAGAGGAGCCTTCCCCTCCCTCCTCAGCCGCATGAACTCATAGTAAGACTGGTGCGCCAGGTGCCAGGCCTGTGTGGAAAGCATTGGCCACCCAGCATGTGGGACCAGCTCCAGAAATCTCCGCAGCTTCCTCACCACCGTAGACACGAGGTCATCTGCATCAAACATGAAAGACCTCTTGTTCGCCACGGACCTCTTCGCCAGCAGAATGAGGGCCTGATCCAGTTCTTCTTCTGCCAGCCGATCCACAACCGGGGCGTCTCCACAAAGGCTTTCGTATTGCTGCAGGGATTTCAGCATTTTTCAGACCTGGATTTTGAGGACTTCGGCCAATGTGGCCGTCTCAGCCTGCAGATCCCTCACCAAGGCGCTCTCCTCGGAGAAGCTGTCAGGAAATCTTCTGCTCAGCTTCAGCAGGTTGGCCCTCAGTATGTTCTCCAAGGTCACATCGTCGTTCATTCCCTTGGCAAACTCGACCAGCCTGACAATCGAAGTCATCACAGCCTGCACATGAGGCTCAAGCCTGATAGGCGCCCCGTAGAATAGATGCCTCTTCACATGGTCTGCCAGTCTTGACGTGCTGCCTGTGATGGAGAAAAGCACGACAGACGCAGAGTGCCGGACGTTGTGCCTGATGACCTGGCCAGTCCTGGAAAACGCCGCTTCTGAAGCGAACGACATATCCTCCCCAATCTCTGTTCCGTCGCAGTAGAAGGGAGCTTCACGAGTGAGCAGCGCCCAATACCAGGCAAGGTCTCCAATCTCTTCACACAGGTTCACCAGCGCGGCGCCTTCGATCCTGTCCCTCCCTTGGATGGCCGGAAGAAGCACTCTCCCAAGCTCATCAACCTCGCTGGACAGGCCAAGAGAGGCATGAAGCAGGCGCATTGAGTGGATGGAAAAGCGGTTTCTGACAGCGCCGCCGTATCCTCCAACCGAAATGTCGGTTGACTTGGACAGCGCGATGTAATCGTTAAGCTCCATAAGACTCCAGGAGATGCCTAAGCTCTGCCTCATCTTTCTCGGTAAGGGGAGCAGATCTGGTCCTCATCCGCACAACGGCTTCAGGCTCTCCTGCCTGCTTGAACTCGGCTTCTCTGACCTGTTTTACCTCTTCAACAATACGGATGTTCGATCCCCTCTTTGCGATGGCTTTCAGCATGGCCGCTTTGGCGCTTGAAGCGCTGGAAGCCTGGTGCCTGAAGCAGTATTTTCCAAGAGATTCATCCCATCTCCAAACCTGCCTCTCGTCCCATTCAGGCTGATAGTAGTAAGGCTTGATGACCAGTTCCTTGACATCCACGAGAGGATCAGACTGTGCGGGCGGTTGGATGGTCTTTGCAGACATGGCAGAATCATCCTACACCGCATGCGCTGTATTTTTCGAGTGATTTTTCATCGCAAACATAATAATCACAGAGGTCAGGAAAACCACCATGCCCACTTTGATTACGAAGAAGCTCCTCAACGACGATGCCGATACCGGCTACGCATTCGTCAACCTTAAGCAGGCGTCCGGGATTGTTCCCACCATCATGGGAATTGACTACAGCCGAACAGCCCTTCGACGCGACGGGAAGAACAAGGCTGTCATCATTGCCAGGCAGGCGGCTGCAGGAGGCTCGGACATCACGCAGACGCTTTACGTTGCCCGCACCACAACCGGCAGCGTGACTCTCCCAGACCTGTCCAATGCAAGCTCGTTTGGGTGGCAGTTCATCGGAGCTGTCCATGGCCCCCTTTGGAGCGACGACGACAACGCTTACAGGACTCCCGACGAATCCCTGTTCGTCTACCGGGTCGTAGCCCTGTAATCCCCAGCAATTTCGACCCCTCATCAAAGCCTCCGGCAAAAAAGTCGGAGGCTTTGTTGTTTCGGGAGAAAATAGTGGCATGGTTCTCACCAAAGACGATGCTGCAAAGGTTCTGGAAGGTCAAGGAGGAATCGTCATCCACTGGACAGCCGGAGGGAAAAATGCATCGCCTCTTGACCAGGAGCACTACCACTTTTTGGTGACGCAGGACCCTTCGTTCATCAAAGGCGTCTATCGAATAGCGGACAACGACTCAACAGGGGATCACAGGTACGCGGCCCACACGAAAGGATGCAACACTCGCTTCGTGGGAGTTTCCCTGTGTGGAATGAGAAACGCTGTTTTTCATCCGTTCTCAGCAGGGCCAAACCCGATAACTGAAAAGCAGTTGGAGGCAGCGTGCCTTCTCGTCGCAGAAATCTGCAGGAAGTACAGCATTCCTGTGAAGGCAACCACAGTTCTTACGCATGCTGAAGTTCAGGCAAACCTCGGTATCAAGCAGAATGGAAAGTGGGACATCGCCAGACTCCCATGGACAGGAAAGATTGTTGGAGCCAAAGCTTGTGGGGACCACATACGCACGCGCACTCTTGCCTACCTGAACTCTGTCCAAGAGTTTCCCTACAGGGACCACATGAAGATCCCTGTGACCTTGAAAACAAAGGCCTCATCTCACGTTTCCTCGATCTTCGGATGGCTCGACGACGGAGAAACAATGGTGGATGTCAAAGAATTCATGGGCATGGTCAATGAGCAGGGGATCAAAGCCTCCTACCTAGACAAGCCAGGAGATGATGTCTTCATCTGCTACAGCCACAGGTCTGTAACGGTGGAGGCAGAACATGTCTTTGGGAGAATCTTCGTTCCTCTTAGGGAGACTGCGGAAGCATGCGGCCTCATTGTCTCCTTCTTGAAAGACTCAAGAAGCATCAAACTCGATCAATGGGGATGAGATTTCTTTCTGCACCATCACTGCACGTACACTGAGGTCAAATGCCTTTTACCCGCTGGATGGCCAACACGACGCTGAGTTTGATGAAGACAAACTCAGGGGGACCCACATTCCCCTATGGGCTGTACCTTGGACTGTTGTCTGACTCTCCCGGGCCGGACGGCGCTGCCACCTATGAATTGACACAGTCTGGGTATGCCAGGGTCAAAGTGGACGACAAGATTGTCACCCCGACTCTCGGATTCCTCAACAATTCACAGACAATCTCGTTTGCTGCAGCAGGAGAATCGTGGGGAAAGCCGCAGTATTGGGGGATATTCACAAGTCCGACAGCCCCCAGCATGGCTATCTATGAGCCCATTGCTGGAGCAGTGACAATCGGGCCTGGAAGTGTGTTCAACGTTCATCCAGGAAACATGACTCTCTCGCTGATTGAGTAGAAGGAGGCTCATGCTTTGCCTGTAACGGCTGAAATTATCGCAGGAGCGTCCTACAACAAGCCTGTTGGGGCCACGTGGGAAACCGGAGTTTGGGACTACGAAACCAGGCTGTCGGCCGAGGACAGTCTTGGAGCCACAGCAGTAGCTTCCACGGCCGGAATGTCGGGCGGTTACTTCTACAGTCTGGCAGACATCGTGGCCGACGGGTTTGATCTGGCTTCGGCTCTCCCTGCCACAGGAACTGTCCATAATGTCAAAGCCAGAATCAGGATCCGATTCCCGGAGATTCTAGAGGATGGATCGTTTCTCTACGACGTGGCCATTCCTGTCTACACGGTCAAACCGGCAGACAAGGACGTGGTTCAGCCGACGTTCCACCGAGACTTCTTCATTCAGGCTAACTGTTCAGGGCAGGACTGGTTTGAGATCGAAACGACTCTCTACCCCTACATCGAGATGGGGGAGCTTTTGGTCTTCGACATGGCTGACATTCGCGACCCTGACTGGCAGGTGCGGATTGGAAGCGGCCATCCCTCTGGAGGCTTCACGAACTACGGCTACATCTTCATCGCTGGTAGTGGAGGAGGTGGAGGAGGTGGGGGAGGTGGAGGCCTTGGAGAAGGGGATGGAATCATAGACGATGCTTTCCTGCCAGGACCATGGGTTCCAGGCCCGACAATCAACGCTCTTTTTGAAGTTGACTGGGTCAAGGTCTGGGTGGACTATACAGAATCGGAGTCTCTCAGCATTTCAGGTGAGATTACTGGAGAGTCTTCCGGTGCCATCTCTCCTTCTCTCTCAAGCGAGGCGCAGGATCTCTCAGCTTACGGAGTGTTTGAAGGAAGCTCTGCCGGCTCTGCTTCACCCAGCCTTTCTTCGGAGGCGCAGCAGCTCTCTCTTTCCCTTGCCTCACCTCCTTCACCAGCTCTCGACATTGACTTTGACTTGTCAACCATTGCTGAAGAGATTTCTGCTTTGGCAATGCTTGCCGGATCCTTGAAGGGCTCCCTCTCTATTGTTGTTGATGGGGGAACATCCGGCAATTCTCAGGTCATAATTGTGTCATGAAAGGGAGAGGAAGGCCAGGAGGAGACATGCGCCGAGAAGCCTGGCGCACCCTCAGCTTCACCATCAAGGAGCCAGCATCCCTTGACAAGGTTCCACTGCACATTTTCCCAGGATCAATACGAATCAGGAGGGTTTCGGCTGTGGCCGTTGGAACCACTCCATCAGCCCCAATAACCTTGAAGCACGGGCCTGTGTTTGACGGGGCTGGAGAGGCAGAGGTGGCAAGCATTACCGCTGATTCAACTACTCCAGAGCATTCCTACGTTGACACAGCTTCCAGTGAAGACAGCATTCTTTGGGCGGTGTTTGGAAGCCTGACAGGAACAGTGGATTACGTGGCAGTCACGATTGCTTATGAGTTCTACTAGGTGGGTGGAAATAGAGGCCTTTGAAACAAACATTCGAGGGTCAGCCATACGGTTTAACCGTTCGATCAACATGGTCATGGCCGCAGTTCCAGAAGGCAGCAGAGTTGCGGCTAGGAGCACCAAAAGACTGCTGATACCAAACGTCTATTCTCCTCACGAGGCGATAGAAGTTCTTTCAAGGTCCGTTATGGAAGATGGGTGGAGGATATACCCAGCGTCATACTGCTCGGCTTTCCATGAAAAGAGCAAGTCTTTCTCTCTCAGGTCGTGCAGAAACCTGCATCAAGCCTGCAAAGGAATCAGAAGGCCAATCATCTTGGAAGACCTGCCATTCAGTGAGGCTTCTGTGGTTGTTGACGCGACTCCCTATATTCCAGGAGTTCAACCCTGCCTGACCTCCTGCAGGATCTCAAGCCACATGACAGACGTGGACACTTTATGGGAGAACATCAACTGGACTGATTCACACACGGCCTGTGCCTCTCTTCGGCAGGCTGCGGCCGTCATTTCATATTTGAAGCCCCACGTGAGGGCCGTATCGGTGACATTCCGGCGCCCAGAAGCGTGGATGGCCTTGAATGCTGCAAAACTCCCAGCATGCGCCGCAGCCTCTGTAAACAGGCTAAAACACGCATGCACTGGAATGAAGGTTGGATTCCTTCCTCCGTTTTGAGCCTCTTCTGATACACTGGGCTCATGGAAGAAAAACTGGATCCAGCATCTTTGGACAAGATTTTCTCAGAGCACTTCAACGAGCAGGAACAGATTGAGGAGGAGAAGCTTCACAACGGGGCTGTCAGAATCGGTGATTTGGTCATCACTCCCATTGCTGTTGGAGAGAAGACGGCAGAGGAAGCTCTTGCTGAATTCATGGTCAGCAGAGACCGAGAAGCAGCCATGGAGCTGGAAGCTCAAAGGCAGAAGGTCTTTGGCAAGATTCAAAAGTACGCTGAAAAGGCTGTTCCTTGGGAAACGTTTGTGCAGAAAGCCGTGCCTGCGAATCTTGAGCCAGACTTTCCAAAACTGTTTTCAGAGCTTAAGAAGGCTTACGAGGCGGCTCTTTTCTCACCAAACATGCTGCACGCTCACATAATCAAGAAAGCCTTCGGATGGTCCGAAGGCTTCATGGGAATTGACGACGAAGACGAAGACGAGTAGGCGTCAAGAAATCCCGTCGTTCTCAGGGTTTTCAGGCTTTTCAGGCTTGAGAACCAGACGCTGAGACGAGAGAGATCGGAGCACGATGTTGAGCAGCCCAAGGGCCACAAGGATCTTTGGGTTTTCGGCGCGAATCATCTCTGAGGCTTCACCAACCGTCAGGTAGCTGACAATAACGATCAGCACCGTGATGATGTTCGACCAGATGATTTTCGACTGCCACCACGCTTTTTCTGTGCGGGCCATGGGTTGATTATTGCAGGAATATCATCGTGAAATTGAAAAAAGTCTGCGGCAATTTCTGAAGTTCTTCCAAGATCCGGCATTTGGCCACCTCTTGTAGAACTCAATCATCCTTTCATGTGTTCGGCTCTGCAGTCCGGCCTTTTCAAGCTCCCTGAGTCCTGATGAGGCTTGATGGTAGTACATCGGCCCCTCGATGTGCAGAGGCGGGTGGCCCGCTTCGATCATGTGCTGGCACAGCCAATCATCTTCATAGCCGTGCCCTGCTTCGCCAAACACCCCGAACGATGGCAGGCCTTGTTCGACCAGTTCCCTGCGGAACAGACCATACTGGGTCCAGGCCATAGGCAGCCCCTGAAAGACTGCGTAGGGACGAAAGAATGGCACCTCCTCATCTGCCTCCTCCAGATTCATGGTCCCGTTAGTGCCTGTCTTTGCCACGTGAGAGGGGATGCTGCACCCTACACATCCAACTTCAATCCCGCTTTCTGAAGCTTTGGCCAAAGCGATGCTGTAGAGGTCGGCAGATCCCGGAACGTAGAGGATGTCGCCGTCAATCAAAAACAAGAGCTGTATCGAGTTTTGTATAAGTTCAATGCCTTTAAGTCGTCCAATAGAAGGTCCGGTGTTGTGAGGAAGAAAGAGCAGGTGAATGTTTTCGTGAGAAGCAGTGTATGGAGTGTTTGAAGAGCGATGATCTGTTAAAGTTTCAATGTCAAAAGTAGGAACAAGAGTAGAAAATGAAGATGCGAAAGAGCGAATATGCGAAATCGAGCTGCCGTTGTCAACGAACGCGAGTGAGTCGGTTGGTCTTAGGTCGGAGTTGATGCAGGATAAGGCCGAAGGCACAGACACCTGCGCTTCGTTCCAAGACAGAATCACAAACCCCGTCGGAGGCCTTTCCTGCATGACGCCAATGATTGCACTCATTGCCATCTGACCGCAAGAGCCTGCGATAAATCATGTGAAAATCATCGTTTATTTCTACGGCCTGTAGAAATAGTTGGTGAATATCAATCTAATTTCCAACAGACCGAGAGCCCTTAATCACTCTTTCTCAAGACCATCCATCTCACTCCACTAACCAGCTACTACTCTTCTTTAGAAGAGAGTAGTAGCGGTTAGGTGTAGTTGTGAGTGGTTCTGTGGAAGAATAGGGAAGAAATGGAAAACAGAATTTTTGAGTTTTTCTCCCAAATGGGATGGGATGTTTATTCTGGAGGTCTGGCAGGAAAAATAGTCATCGAGGATGATTTTGTTGAGATTCCAGAAGATTGCAGTTTTGAAAAATTTCAAGAAGCTCTGAGAAAAATTTCAAGAAACTCTGACAGTGTGTTGCGGACAGAAGATCTGGCGCGGTACGTTTTAGGAAGATGAAGAGGCGGTTTGACGATGGGGACAAGTTGCTGATCCGCGATGTCTGTGAGTTTGCTTTTGGAGTCAACTCCAGGTTTTCAGACATAAACATCCCTGCCAAGGAGACAGCTTTCTGGGCTGATGCCCTCATCCAGACGCACCAAGCTGTTCCTGGAAAGCTGAGGCACGTAGAGCGTGGAGCGTATGCGGTAGGTCTTTTAGACTACATGGAAAAGGGGCTCCATGACATGCGGGTCTTGACCGTTGACCTCATGCGGCATGTGGATGCCGCCCCGTCACATGAAATCAAGCCCTTCGAGCTGTGGATCATGCTGGAAGCCGGAATAGCAGTTCTTGCCACCCCGGAAAAGGAGGGGCCTCCACCCTATCGGCTGAAGAAGCTTGCAGAAGGCATGAAGCACCTGCGGAGCGCCACGATTCCAGCATCAGGAAGCTACGCAATGGAGTGGGGAACTCTTGCCAGGTTTTTTCATCATGTTTTTGGCCACGGGCCGATTCTCCCAGAAGACTGCCTGATCTACTCTCAGATGGACATTTTTTCGGAAGGAGTCAGGTCTGCTTTTCATATCCTGTCAAAAAGAGGAGGAGAGGACATATCCAGTGAGTCGGCCTTGGAGTACGCCTCAACAATCGAAAAGCTCGACGAAGCTCTTCTGTTTTTTGCGATCTATTCCTGCCTGGCAATCTCCGAAGCAACAGCTTGGCAGGAAAGCGAGAAAATGTTCGGGCCGGAGGGGTGGCATTCTTACTTCTTGAAGCTGCCGTACTACGACTTCTTTGCCGGGCATGGAGGAAGAATGCCCCTGCTGAGAGCCTCAATGATGCTTGCGTCAATTCTGTTCGGACTCTCTGAAGGACGCAGGCTTGGACCGGCGGCTTGTGCGCTGGTATGATTTGATCCACAGGAGCAGGGATGAGAATTGTTTCGGGATTTGTTCCAGAGAGCGCAGGAAGCACCCAGTCCCCTGCGGCCTATGAAGCGGAAGTGATGGACTCCACACGGGCCAACACTCTTCCAATTCCAACCTCTTCAGCAGAGCAGAGAAAGGGGATACCAAACCCAAGGCTTGCAGAAATGCTGAGGCTTCTCACCCTTCACAGGGGGTCAAACGAGTTCCAAAACGCTGTTGGGCTCAGGGTTGGGCTGATGCTCAGCATCCCCTACGGGATCAAGAAAACCGTCGGAGCAAGAGCTGAACTGCTGGACGAGTCCATCGAGTGGCCCCTCTACCTGCTTGAAAAGGGAGGAAACGCAACCCAGCCTGGGCTGGTGGTTCTTGAAGAGTTCTGGACCTACGAGGCCATTCTCGGAGTCGCATACTTGGCTTTCACGACCACTCCTGAAGGGTCGGTTCAGATGCATGCTCTAAATCCGGCCTACACGTACAGAGTGCCAAGCCCTGAAGGAATTGACCAGTACGTCTACTACAGCCAGGCGTCTCAGAAGCACGTCACGTACAAAGCCTCCCAGGTATTGGCATTCACCAGGCCAGGAAGCCCAGAGTTCAAAGAGCTTGTCATTCCTACAACAGAGCTTGAAACCTGCATCAGAACAGCCATGCAGGCCAATGTTGGAATGCTGAACAAGCAGAACACTCAGCAGGATTTTGCCGGAGTCATCAAAACAGATGACGACAAACAGATATTTGAAGGTATGTCGAGGAGAAAGAGGAATGCGAAGCGTTTTCTGTTCCTCAAGCCTGAAGAAGACTTCACTGCCGTCAATCTCGTGAACAAGGACGGGCTGGAAGCGGACATCCTGTCAAAGAGCAGCTCGCTGGAAGACCTCTACGCTTATATCGGAATTCCTCTTGCCATGCGGGAGCCTTCCAAGTTTGAGCCAGACCAGTTGAAGACAGCAGTGGCGTCGATGATCCTGCACAAGTTCATACCGCTGGCAGTAAAGTTTGCCTCGCTTGTGACGCATCTTCTGTGTGCTCCAGTTCCGGCCGCAAAGAACAGGACAGTGGTGGTGCAGACGGCGAAGATTCCACAGCTTGCCGCCTACTATGTTGAGATGACCAGGGCTTCGGTTGCTGAGCTTAATTCTGGAAAGTCCACCATCAACGAGCAGCGGGAAATCGGAGGCTACGATCCTGTGGTGCTTCCAGAAGAGGTCAAGGATCTTGAATGGATGCTCGAAACTCCTATCCCTGTTATCAAGCAGTGGGCAGAAATTGAAAGAGGGAAGGCGAAGCAGGGGCCTGTTGAGCAGGGAACGGGGGCCAGTGAATCAATGATGCTCCCGGGGTCTCAGGGAGGCCGGGACCGCAGAACTGGCGGTGAAGCAAAGCTCGTTGATGACACAGGGAAAAAATGAAATCTCAAATAGCATAGAGTGACGGAGCATAATGATTTTGAGATGGCTAAGAAGTTGACGACAGGGACGGAGATGCTCCCCGAGTACATCCTCGGCGGTGGATTCATCGAAAAGTCATCTCTAAAGGATTCTGAAGAAGATGAAATGCTTGTTTCCGGCTTCCTCACTACCGAAGTCGTCGATTACGCCAAGCACAAGCTTCTGACGAAAGGGGCTGAGGATACGTTCGGTCTGTACAAGTCCAATCCAATCGTGTGCTTCAACCACGTCAAGGCAACCCCCATCGCCAAGGCCATTGATCCGATGCTCCTTTATGGAAGCTCCCAGGAAACCACCGGCGTGTACCTGAAGGACATCAAGCTTGGATCCCTGGCGTTCAACACCGAGTACCTGTGGCCGTGCTTGAAGGAGGGGATCATCTCGCAGCTCAGCGTTGGAGCCGCTCCTCTCGAAAAGCCAGAAGTTGTTGATGAGAAGTACCTTCTGTTCAAGAAGTGGCAGCTCTTTGAAGGATCGTTCGTCAGCATCGCCATGAACCCGACGGCAATCCTCACAAGGAAGGGCTATTCAGATTTTCTGCATCAGATGGAAGATGCGGGCATCCCAATGACACCAGAAGGAATTCTGGAGGCTACAAAAAGTGGTCTTGCTCTTCCAATGCTGTCGAAGAACTTCAGAATTACGGTGCCGACCGCCTTCGGCATAGGCCTTCACGAGGCCGCAGGAGACAACATGCCAGCCACACAAGTCACGGAAGAGAACAATGCCGTCGTGAAGATCGTAGCCGAAGGAAACATCGCACCGTTGGCGAAGGACCACAAGCAGTATGACCTTCTGCAGAAAGCGCTTTGTGCAGATGAAAAAGGCTTGACACTCCCCCTCGGCGGTGTTGGTGAAGAGCCTGGAGTCATCGTCCTCGATAAGTCCAAGGTCATCAAAAGCGTCTCTCTGCTCTGCGGCGCCAGAGGAGGAAGCAGGGCCACTGCGGAGGAGGATCAAGAGGCGGCGCTTGAGAAGGCATGCAATGCCTTGAGGGTCTGCGGCTTGAAGCCCCCTGTCACCAAGGAAGGCACAAGCGTTGACCAGGCAGTCTTCAAGTCATGGAACTACGAAGATCTCACATGGGGAGAGGAAGAAAAGTCCCTCCTGCTGAAGTCAGAACTTCTCCAAGCTGACGACGAGTTTGAAAGGCTGCTTCGCGGGTTTGTGAAGAACGGCGGCAGCGCTTTCCCGTTCCTGGCGAAGAGTGTCTACACCTACTTCAGCGTCTCAGGCTATGTGAGCGAAGAGGAAGACGAGAAGATGGCAGTGGCCCTACTTGAGGCGCTGTTCAAGAAGGACAGTCAGAACGGTGACAGCTCGGAAATCGCGTCTCCCGAATATATGGACTACTCCAAGGACAGTCTCAGGAAGAGCCTCGGGGCCTCGATGTCAACCAACATCTACTTCTCGTCACAGGAAGACATTGAGGTTGGGAAGGCCATCCTGACGGCCATCAGGGAGGCAAAGAAGAAGATCAAAGCTGGGATGGACAAGACTGCGGCCGTCAGCTCAGCCGTTTCTTCTGTGCTGACGAAGGAAGCAGAAGCTCCAGAAGTCAAAAAGTCAGAAGAAAACACGGATGCTGAGGAGAAGAATTCCGTGCTAAAGATTCTCTTTACTTGAGCAGGCTTTGATGGAAAAAAAGATCGGAAAGAGATTTCCGATCTTTTTTTGTTTGTCTGATTTTTGTTTGGAATACTCTTACATTCAGAAGTCGTGTTAGGGAGCACTGTCCCAGCCATCACGCTTCCTTTAGGAGACCATCCAGAAATGTCAAAGGTTTTGAAGGAGAGGCTGCAGGAGCTGGCGTCAGCGCACGGCCTTACAGACATCGAGAAGGCTGTTGAGTTCGGAACAGCAGCCATGACCAGCGAGCTTAAGGTTGACGCTGACCAGCTCGAAGATGTTGTTGGCGGCATTCAGGCCAACAGGAACATCATCACCAAGTCTGCAGAGGCTCTTGAGAAGGCCGCCGACAATCTTGGCAAGGCTGCCGAAACCTTCCAGGCCAGCATGGCCATGGCCAACAAGAAGGCCGGCGAAGAAGCAGAGGTTGACGCACAGCTTGCGGCTGAGAAGGCTTTTGCCAAGTCCATCTCTGGAGGAAACGATACGGACGATGCTCTCCTCGGCATCATCAAGGAGTTCGGAATCGACGCGGCTCAGTTCGTCGCAACCACGAACCCCATCGAGAAGGCTCTGCAGTTCTCCCACAAGCCTGACTCCAACATGGCAGGCGGTCAGAGAGCCCTCAGCGACCTCTATGTTGCGCTGATCGGATCACGACGACTGTCCTCCTCGCTGGAGAAGGGCGGCGCCAGCCTCAAGCATCGCATGTCTGGAAAGGATGAGGACATGTACAAGGAGGTCATGAGCCTGGTGAAGTCCCTGGAAGATCAGACCATGGGCATGCCTGGCTACGACTGGCGTCTGGCCCGAGGCCTCCTTGACCGCGCCTACCAGCTCAACAAGTCTGGCGACATCATCAGGGATGAAGCAGGCTCTGGCGCCGAGTGGCTCCCCACTCTCATGTCCAATGAGCTGATCCGTCAGGTCTACTACAAGGGCTCTCTTGCCGGCCTCTTCAACTCCGTTCCGATGAGGTCAAAGACCCTGGACGTTCCCAAGATGGCTGGGCAGGTCGAGTTCTATCGAGCCGACAATCCCACCAAGCTGTCTGACTACTACAAGCTTCCTGGACCGGCCTCCACCCTGCAGTCGGATGACGTGACCTTCACAGCTCATGACCTCATCTCGATTGTCGGCTACGCCAAGAACATGGAAGACGATGTCCTGTTCTCCTGGGTTCAGAATATCAACGCTGCCGTCCTTGACAGGCATCCCAGGATGCTGGACAGCGTTGCTCTGAACTCATGCTCCACTGCCACCGGCCTGGACAATGCTGGAACGGATGGAAGCAGGCTTTGGTACAACAGCGACGCCGCGACACTGACCTACGCAGAGCAGAAGCAGTCCCGAGAAGTGGATCACAGGTCGTTCACCGACGGCCTGCGCCAGTTCCTTGTGGGAGACACTGACCGCAGATTCGACGCTTCCAACGTGAAGTTCTGGGCTTCAGAGGCCAACAGCATCACTTGGAAGATCGGTCTTGCCAAGGCCATGGCTGCCATGGGCGTCTTCGAGGACGGAGCCGTTTGGGTCATGAATCCAAAGCTGGTCGTCATGCTGCACGTCATGCCTGAGATGGTCACCGTCAACACCGCAGGCGAAAGGGCGACGCTGTTCAACGGGCTTCGCTACCCGCTCAGCCTGTTCGGAAAGCCCATCATCTCGGCCATTGAGCAGAGTTCTGTCTTGAACGCAAGCGGCGTCTATGACGCCACCACCAGGGACAGGACTCTCATCCACCTCGTCCATCCATCGGCGGCCATGTTTGGAAACCGCAGAGAGCTGCAGCTCCTCAACGAGCAGTCTCCGTTCCTGCCTTCCCAGACCGCAATCTACGCCTATCTGCGCACCGACTTCAAGATGGTGCAGGACAAGCACTCTGAAGGCTCTCCCGTCGTGGAAGTCTACAACGTCGCGCACGCCCTGACTTCGTAAGAAAGGGCATAGACTGGCTCCGGCCTAGAGAGTATTCTCTGGGCCGGAGAAATTTCCAATGCCGTCAACCGACAAAAACACCGAAACTGAAGAGAAAGCCGCCGTCACCGAAGAGGCCGTTGTGCCAACAACAGTGGAAGGGGCTGTTTTCTACCGCAGCACTCAGCAAGTCATCAACTCCATCCCGTTCGGAAAGATCAACAAGGACGAGGTCCTGTGCATCAGCAAAGAGAACGGACACTACCTGACTCTTGTCGCAGAGAGTGGATCCTGGGAAAGGATCCTCGGAAAAGTGGTCGTTTCTCTGGACGACGTGGAGATGTCTTCCGTCAACCACCATATCAAGGAGCAGGGGTACTGCGTTCTTGAGAGTGACGAGTTCACAATTCTCGACAATGACGGCGCTGAATCAGAGACCGTCAAGGTTGCGAAGGTCAGACGCAGAACACGGTAATGCCCTACGTCACTGTTCAAGAGTATCCAGCGCTGGCGGTGCTTCCTTCTCCAGTCAATTCCTCCATGGAGGAAGTGGTGGAGGCTGCCTTGGAAGCAGCAGAGGCTGACATCAACGTTTGGCTCGGCGTGGATACTCTTGAAGCAGAAAGCGGGGCGCTTGATTTCTACGGGACAGGGGAGGACCACCTCGAAACCCGCAGGTTCATCAGATCCTTCTCAAAAGTAGAGAGAATCTTTGGAGATGTGGCCACAGAAATGACCACGTCATGCGAGCTTTTCCCTCTTCCTTACAAGCACAAGTACACAGAGCTTGATGAGGATGACGTGCTTCAAACCATCAAGGTTTACGACACTCTTCGGCTTAGACCAGATCTCATATCGTCATCATCCCCAGCATTTTCGACTTCAGAGAAGTTCCGCATTACAGGCAGCTTTGGCTTTTCGACGATCCCATCTCCCGTCAAGAGAGCTGTCGCCTACTATGCAAACTATCTGATTCGTCAGAGCAACTACTCTGACGAAACTCGAATGTCTGCCGGAGCCGGGGAGTACCAGCAGGCTCAAGATGCAGACCAGCTTGAACGCCTGTCCCAAGCCCCGAGAATTGTGCGGAAGCTCCTGGCTCCGTATAGACTACGGGATATTGGGGCAATAGGATGAGATCAGGATTCCAAGACAACGTTTTTGTCCAGCTTTTTGAGCAGGGGTCTAGCGATGACAACTACATCCCCAACCTCAGCCCCACCTTGGTAGATCAGTTCCAAGGCCACTACGTCGATCTTTCCCCCAGCCCTGAGAAAACGGTCCTTGCCCCTGAGATGCAGGGCAGGAACCACCGGCTCTTGGTGCACGGATCAAACGTGTCAAATAGGGACACTATTTTCAGGAGCAAGCTGTCAGTGAAAGTCACAAAGGTTCTGGATCCTGACTACTTGATCTGGCGCGACGTTACTGACGATGAAGCCGCTCGGCTGCAGTTCACCATGGAGAAGGCTCTCCTCGGGCCTAGAGGGTCGCAAAAGATCATCCTCATTCTGAAGACGGGGGCTGTGTACTAATGGCTTTCCCTGTCAGAAGAGGACAAGTCCGTCTGGCTGAGTTCTACAGGAACAGCATTACTCAGACAGAAAGGAAGCTTCGAGGCAAAGACTACATTCAGCGTGCAGAGCGCATGATCGACGAGTCTTTTGAAATACCTCTGGGCATGGCGCAGGAAGTCAGAAACGAGCTGATGTACCTGCTTGGAGACCAGATCAGGATTGAACTGGCGAAGCAGCTCGAAAAACAGAAGATTGAGTCAAACTATCCTTCAGAAGATCACGGGGAGGAATCTGAAGGACTGTTGGAAGATTCCTTGGAGATTGACCACGCAAGAAATCCAAGAACAGGGGAAGAGACAGACATCCTCTCCGTAGAGTTTGGGAAAGGCGTGCCTTACGCTCGAAACATCAACAAGCCGGAGGGTGAAGAAACCATCATCGAGGCCAACAACACGGCCATGCTTGTTCCCAACAGGAAAGACATCGAGCCTGAAGGCGCTGAGGACGGCCCTCCGATGTACTTCAGAAAATATGAGATTGCCTACCCAGGACAGGCCACCTTTACAAAATCAGTGCAGGCGGCCATGCGAAAGAAGAAAAGCATGGTGAAAGAAGCCGTGGAGCGGGTTACAGGGCAAACATTCAAAAAAGGACAAAGATCGCTCAAATCCATGGACGGAAAGTACAGGTACACCACGACAGGCGTCATCAAGTACGACGTTAGAGAAAAAGGAAGGTTTAAGAAGCTGTGACAAACGAGTCCTATGAACTGGCTGTCGCCATCATCAACTTTCTGAAGACGAAACAGTCGGCCATGCCGAGCACGCCAAGAAGCGTGACGGTTGCCTCAGCATCAATCAACCCCTACTACACCGTCATTGCTTCTGCAGACACAGACCTGGAAAAAGACTGGAGCCTGTGCCTCCTCCAATTCTCATCAGGACCAGCCAAGCTGACTTCCAGAATGGTGAAAGGCACCAACAAAGCTGCCAAGTCCATCAAGATCAACCGAAAGCCAAGGACAGGAGAGCCTGCCGCAGGAAACACGGCCATGCTTACCGCCGGCCCTTTCAAGAAGGCCACGTTCTCTTTGGCCATGATTACGCCTCAGACGATGCAGGCGGCGTTTGAGGAATCAGAGCCCTGTCATATCCATCTGAGATGCACTGAGGACGACATTGCTCTGAAGACAATGTCTCCTCAGAGAGACAAGCTGTCTGGAGACTTCCAGATTTCAAAATTCGAGGTCTGGATCTACATGTCCAAGTCGGACGCGCTTGCGTCCCAAAGCCTGCGGAACCTGCCTGCAGTGGTGTCGCAGGTTGTGGAGATGCTGGCGCAGTTTTTCACAACTGAGAGTGAAGCCAGAGACGCAACTCTCACAATGGGAGGTGTTGGAAATCCAACCTTCAGCATCAAGCAGAAAACAGGAAGTGATCCAACCGCTCCTAATCGGCCAGTAATAGCCGCTCAGATCGAGTTTTTTGTGAAATTCTCGTAGAATTTTCCAACGCGCTGTATTCTTGTTCTGAGATGGCGAAAGTGCGTTATATCGGCGCAACCAAGGAACTCTACATCCCGCAGGGGAGCATTGATTTCTTGGAGCACGGAAAGATCTACGACATGGACACTGCAGGCGTGGCTGAGAGAAGGCTTTTCTCAAACAGGAAACTGTTTGTTCTCATCGAAGAACCTGCCCCTGTGGTCGTGACTGCCCAGCCGGAAGAAACGGCTATCGTCCCTGAGAAGAAGACGGTCTTCAAGAGGAAGACTGACGAGGTTGAAGCCTAATGTACGATTTCACTGCTGCACCGGGAGTTTCGCCATCCTCCCAATCACGGGTCTCGAATGGTGTGACTCTCTCTGCTCTTGGAGCGGCCATTGTTCTTGGAACCAACACCGGAGCCAACGGCTACTATGGTCAATTCCGGTTTGACCTGACGGCCGCTGGACAGTACGAGCAGTTCATGGACCTTCGGTTCAGAGTTGTTGCCGCCACTGTCGGAAGCATCGCCATTGGGTTCGACCTTTATGCGACTGACTATGGCACCGTCCCGACGCTCTCAACAGCGGACTACGGCGTCGCGATCAACAACGGAGACCTTTCCACTGGCAGAGGCTACTCAGTCAAGTTGGGAACCCTGATTCCTGCTGGCGCGATTGCCGAGGGCGATGTGTTCGAGCTTTCAATCCCTGCCAGGTTTGCGCAGGTTGCTGGGGCAGGGCTCACAGACCTGGAAATCAGGCCCAGCGTTGCTGGAGTTCCAGCCGCCGCGCACACCGTTGTTCTCTACGGTCCATCTGCTGCAGACGATGCAGACAAGCCTTCTCTTCGAGGCGTCACCTACACTGAGAACGAGCAGCTCGCTGAGAACTCGTACAGGGAAGTGGCCAACGGACGGGAGCACTTTGTCGCCATCGGCCTGGAATCCAAGAAGGGTGTGGCTGTCAAGCCGAACATCATTCTCCCGATCACCAGCGGGTACATGGATGACTCCAGCGACAATATCATGTCGGGGCAGAAGACCAGGAACAGGTCCCTCAGCGGATCCATGGTCGTCGGCCCAATCGCGGCTTCTGGCTCTTTCCAGATGGAACTGCAGCCCAACTTGTGGCATGTCATGCTTCGCTCACTCATGAAGCTCGTGTCTGTGACTGACCTGGGAGGCGGGGTCTACAAGAAGGTTTTCCAGGTTGGAAAAGCTGGAGATCTCAAGACTTTCACTCTCACGCAGAGGAAGGCAGACTGGAGTCATCAAGTATTCCCCGGAGTCATGATGTCTGGCCTCTCACTGCAGGCACAGTTCGGCGCGATTGTCGGGATGGGAATTGACCTTCAGGGACGCTTCCCGTGGCACTATGATGAGCCTTCGGCAGGCGGGGCGGACATGCCGCATATCCTGGCCGCTGATGCGGCTGGTGATACAGCTCCTCCAATGAGCTTCCAGGGTGTGAGCCTTCAGGTGACATCGAGTTCCGGCGCCATCCTGACAGGCCATCACATTCCAGAGTTTGGAGTGTCCTTCGCCCAAGGGCTTGAGCCGAGGGTTCAGCTCGACGGCAAGCGCCACTTCGGACCTCAGATGGTGGGGGGCTTCGGAGCCACGTTCGACTTCCCCATGTATTTCGAGAGCGAAGTCATGCTCAGGGAGCATCTTGGCGTGGACAACATCACCGACTGGCCTTACGTGGCCGGCAGGAAGGTCAACTTCCATTCTGCAGAGTTCGAGTTTGCAGGAGCGGAAGGATCGGATGTGCAGTCGTTCAAGATCATCGTGCCGAAGTTTGCCACTGCAAGCTACTCGGCGCCTGTTCCAGCGGATGGCAACATCATGTGCAACGTCAGCGCCGCCGCCTTCTACGACGCATCAACAGAAGGATCGGTTCAGGTGGAGATCATCTCCTCAGACCCAGAGTCTTCCTACGACGGCCTCACAGACTACATCTACGTGCAGCCTGTGGGCTACGCTTTCGACTCGCTGCTCGCCAGCTAGTCGAAAAAGACTCGCCTTCTCCTAAAAGGGCTTCCGTAGCGGAAGCCCTTTTAGCTGTGCCAAACTCACGTCATGCTGCGGCCTCCGAGAACAACAGGAGCACCAACACCAAAGACGCCTCTTCCGAAGCCTCCAGAAATGCCGAGGGCCAGGTCTATGACCGAGTCGGCCAACACTCGAAGAATGGCTCCCTACTGGCTTTCTGGCATCCCGACAGCCATAGATGAGGAGGCGACAAGAGCCGCTGCCGAGAGGGGGATCTTGTCGGAAGAAGAGATCGAACAGGGATTCTACGTCCCCAAGTTCTCTGGGCTTGTTGAAGGGTTTGAGGATGGAAGCGAGGTGGAGCAGGTCTGCGTCCTTGTCGGCTATCTGACGTGGGAAGATCACGAGGAATACGTGGCCACCTTTGGAGAGGAGCTGAACACCACTACGTCCCACATTCTGCAGGTTGAGGGAGTGCTGGCAGAGCTGCAGGCCAAAGAAATAGGGAGGCTGCAGAGACTGCAGGAGATGGAGGAAGAGATGGCTGGCTTGGAGAAGGAGTACATTAACCTCTCGAAGAATCCAGATACTCCCCAAGATGAGATTGATGCTGTGGCTGTGAGGATGCAGACACTGACAGGACAGCAGATTGTTCTTAGGCAGGAGGACTACACGGCAATGCTCGGCGTTTCCTTCATGGCTGACGGAACAGTTGTTCTTCCGAATGGAGTACCCGTAAGGAGAAGGCAGAAGATCATGGACTTGATGGGATTCTGCCTCTCCAGGTGCGGAAGGATCGTAGGCGTGAAGGACGAATGGTTCAACATCAGACGCTCCGCAAAGAGAGGCCTCGTGTCCCCCACGGTGTTTAAGAAATGCTTCGAGGTTGAGCCAATCACGCAGAAAAAGGTGCTGGAGCTTATCATGCCAGAGACCTTCATGCAGCCCCTTCGTGTGGAAGAAACAACGAAAGAGGAAGGCACTGTCTTTAGGGAGATTGACCGAAGAACTCCTCTCTGGGACATCCTAGCTCTCACACAGCTCTATTCATTTGAGGAGCAGGAAGCTGAGATGAAGGGTGAGAACGTTATCTCCGAGGAAGAGCTGAAGAAGTCAGCGGAGGAAACAGAGAACCCTTTATCAAGCGGCGCCTCCTCATCCTCTCAAGACAGCGAAGTCTAA